GCCCGCCCTCCCCTATGATGGCCAGGGGGCCTATACCTAGGCCCCGCCGGCCTCTTCTTAACTTGTCCGAAAAATTTCCAAACGTTTGGAATGTTACTATTGTCGCTATCGTGCCAAGTAGGAGTTCGGTTTGGATTTAACTTTAGTCCGCCGGGCGGGCTATGAGAATGTCGTCCGTGCATAGAAGGAGGGCCGGGCCGGTCGTCGCCTCTATGAGGCCGGGCTTGCCGGACACCGTTACCTTTACCGGGGCCGTCGGACGGCAGGTAGTAAGAACCCTGGCCCCGGCCATGACCTTCACGTCCCGCCCGCCGTTTACTGTGCAAAGCCTAAGATCCCCTACCTGCTTAGAAGAAAAAGGAATACAACACCTCTCTCCGAAAAACGTCTTCTCGCAGGTCTTCTCCGGCGTGGCCGTGAAGTCGAAGAACGTGTTTCGATAGAGCACGGTCCACGGCCCGGCCAGGTCCGTTACGTCAAAGGAGAATACCTTTACCACCAAAGCCATCAACAAAACGAAGAGAATCATGATAACCATGAACGTGACCTTCCTTCTCATAAAGCCTCCTTTATTTTTTGGTAACGCTCGTGCATCATGGGTTGCTATCTGCGCTCGGCACGCTTATCTATGTAGGATTTCTTTAGTCTAGCGGCCCGCTTCCTCTTTATGGGCCTCTACTTGTCGCCAGGCCCGCTAATATATAACGGGTTGCTTCAAAGGTTCGGCCCGCTTGCTATAAATGGGTGCCTGCATCACTTCGGCACGCTTTAAAGCGCGTGGTCTCCTCTTACATAACGGCTCGCTAATGAGAATAGGGTTTCTTTAGGATATTGGCCCGCTAAACCTTTTTGGTCTCCTTACTTAGATTGGGCTCGCTACCTGAAATCTGGAGGCTCAATCCCACCGGCACGCTGTTTACCCAAGGACTCCTCGCATCGTAGCGGCACGCTGGTCAAGCATAGGGCGTCTCCCGATCTTCGGCTCGCTTGGTCCGTGCGGACTGCTAGGACTTAACGGCCCGCTAAAATAACTAGGTCTTCTCAAATTCAGCGGCACGCTAAATAGCATACGGGCTACTTGATTCCCACGGCCCGCTCGGAGAAGCAGGGTATCTAAATTCTGGCGGCCCGCTAGTCAAAGAGCGGATTGCTTAACTTCCATGGCTCGCTTTTTCCGAAACGGGTTACTTAGTTTCCATGGCACGCTTCTCTACATAGGGAGTCTAAATCGAAACGGCTCGCTATGCCAATCGGGTCCCTTACATTCCACAGCTCGCTTTGTAAACTCCTGGTAGCTTGATTTCCAAGGCCCGCTTCTGTAAACCGGTCATCTAAAGTTTAACGGCTCGCTCCGGCCTTTTAAGGGTAACTTGGCACCGACGGCCCGCATCTGTCCCTTTGGTTTACTCTACTAAATAAGGCACGCTGGGTCACCGTCGGCCTCCTTTTGCCTTTAGGCACGCTAGATATTGTCGGTTATCTTTGTGGCCCGTCGGCTCGCTTTTTGTCGTAGGTGGTCTAGCGCACAACGGCCCGCTATGATCTGTCGGTTATCTTCGAGAAGCGTGGCCCGCTTCAACATAGCCGGTCCTCTACCCTCTCTCGGCTCGCTCTTTTCGGTTGGGCACCTGAATACTAGCGGCGCTTCTTTTTCTTTCGCTTCATAGTCTTGACCTTGGCCTTCGACCAAAGTCTCTTACCCTTCTTCGTTCTCTTACTCCTTAACAGGGCAACCGCCTTCGTCCGCCCTCCACGAGGGCCTTCCTTCTCCTTTATTCAAACAAGAACTTTTCGTCCCGGCTTCTTCGGAACGTCAACGTAGCGGTAGTCCTTACAGCCCCGACGAGTGGCTAGCTTCTCCCTTACATATTTGCCCGTCTTGTAGCGGTAGTATTTTGTTGTCGCCATTACTTCTTCTTCCTCTTCTTATTTGCCTTTAGAAACTTGGCCGCAAGATTCGCCCTCTTCCTGGTCTTAGGGTTGGGAGATCTCTTACCCTCTTCGATGCACTTCCACGTCACCTTCTTGTAGCCTTTACGCTGACAGTAGCGCCGGAAAGCTCCCTCGGTCCCCTTGCGCTTGATCTCCTCCTTTACTTCCTGCATCCACTTCTCTTTACTCTTCCGGCTTGACCTCGATGACCGGCGGGTCTTTTTTCGTTGGGCCATTTCCGTCCTCCTTCGGTCCTTTTCCTCTATCTTGCCCGTCATCGGCCAAGCCTTCAATCTGAAACACGACCAGGTTTTGCTGGCCGCCTGCCTGCTTCTCACGTAGGAGCCCCTCTATCTTGGCCAGGAGCTCAAGCGCTTGAATCTTCTCCTGGGGCTTCGTCTTCGGATTCTCTACGATCCGCCGAATCTCCGTTACGAAGTAGTCCTTGCTTACGTTCTGCCGAAGCACTATCACTTCCCGGTCGAGGGCGATGGCCTTCTTTACGATCTCCTCTTGGAGCCACTTTAGGGCTGTGGCCCGGCGGACGCCGGCCACCTTGCAAGCCTTGCTCAGGTCCCCGCCGGTGATCGTAAGGGCTCGGACGAAGGCCCGCTTCTTCTTGCCGAGCCTACGAAAGACCTTCTCCCGCTCTACGAGAGCATCTACTATCTCAGTCGGCGCAAGGCTCGTTGGCAATGACGACATAGCCTTTCTCCTTTATGAGAGCATAGGTCCCCTGATCCATTTGAACGACTGGCGTGATCTTTCTCATCGCATCCGAGATGGCCTGCGTCAAATTGGCCCTCTTTGTCATTATCGCATCGAGTATTCCGTCGTTGATGGCCTGCTCTATCTCCGCCCCTGTGAGGGATTCGGAGACGGCCACCAATGCCTCCACGTCTATCTGGTCCCGCTTGGCCTTCGGAAGATTAAGGGCCTTGAGCTTTATCTTGATGATCTCCTCCCTCTCCGAGGCGAAAGGTGCGTCGAGAAAGAAGATCTTATCAAGACGACCGGCCCGTAAGAGCTCCGTGGGAATACGTGTGAAGTCGTTAGCCGTGAAGATGAAGAAGACCGGGGCCTGTGTCTCCTGCATGAAGAATAGGAGTTGCGAGAGCATCCGGGCCATGACCCCGGGATTGCCCATCGAATTGTAGCCGGAAAGCTCCTTCTCCACCTCGTCTATAAGGACTACACACTCGCCGACCCGCTCTATCGTAGAGAGGGCCTGGCGGAGATTGCTCTCTGAGTTCCCTATGTAGGGATTGAGCAAGGCCCCTATATTCAAGTGGAGAAGGGGCCGCCCTAGTTCATTAGCCACGGCCTTGGCCGAAAGAGTCTTTCCCGTCCCCGGCCATCCAGAGAGGAGCATCCCTCTCGGAGGCTTTAGTCCTAGCTTCCGCAATCTTCCGAAGTTCTTGAAGTAGAACTTGACCTTCTCGATATACTTCTTGAGTCTAGGAAGCCCGCCTATGTCGGAGAGCGTCACGTCAGAGCGGATCGTGTTAAGCAGACGGCTGGCATGAATTATCTTCTCCTTGGCCGTGCGCAGGATCTCCGGGTCGTTCTTGACAAGATAGATCGCCGTGATGCTCTCGACTTCCGTAAGGGAAAGTCCTACCAGCTCTCGGGCTATCTCCTCCGCCGTCTTCTTGTCTAAAGCAAACCCATCCTTTATATATGCGACGATTTCTTCCTCGGTCGGCGGAGGAAGTTCGTAGGAGACGAAGAGCGTCTCGGCCCCCTTCGGTAGCTCCATACCTATGTTGACTATATGGGCGTGCTTGCCACGGGCCTTACGGTAGAACTCTATGAGCCCCGGCCCGCCCTTCAAATTGTAGGTGATTACGGCACACGGGGCCTTGCGCAGGGCCTTGATGATAAAGTCGTCGTCAACGAACAGAGGATCACGACCACCGTCCACGCACTCGAGTCCGCCTTTGGTCATGAAGTAAACAGAGCCCATAGACACGGCCTCGAAGGCTTCTCTTACTTTCTGTTCTGCGTGGATCGGATCTGCCGTGAATATCTGGATTAGCGGACAATCAGCCTTGAAGAATTGCTCTAACACCTGCGCCCTCCTTTTCTTCCTCCCTTATCCCGGCCAGATAGGACGACACGGCCCGGATGATCGCCTCCTTCCTCGACAAGTCGAGCTCCTCGGCGAGCGAGTCTATCAGCTCGGCCTCGTCCTGCGTAAGAGTGAGCGACATTCGGACGAAACCGTCTTTCTTCTCTCCGTAGTTTACTTGGAGCCAATTCTTGAACTCCGCATAAGACATCTCTCTTGCGAGATGCAACATCTTATCCAGCTCCTCTCTTACGAGATGGATCTTCCCAAGGACGACCGCCGCCTCCTTGAACTTCGTCCAGTTTATTTCTTCAAGGTCTTTCGGCGTCAGTCCGTAATCACGCATTATCTCTCCGATCTTTACCATATACATGAAATACGAATACGACACCGGTAGCTGAAGCTCTACATATTCCCTGATCGTGTCGTAGCCCATCGCCCTCCATCCACCAAGCGAATAGAAAGCATAGGCGATCTGTGCTTTTTGATACCACGCCTTTGTTTCTATACGCATTACTTCTTTGAGCTTATCGCTAAGTGTTATTGCATTGTTCGTCTTGTCCGCCATCTTGTCCTCCTACCAATTCATTCAAAATTCATTCAAAATTCTTTCAGCTTGTCTTCTATCTAGCAAAGGGAATACCGTTGACTCTACGATAGAGAAGTCGAACATGGACGCCAGATGGTCGAGCGAGCTGTATATGTCTCTCAACCCGTGGTAGATAATGAACTCGATGAATCTGTCGTCAACAGTCCTGCGTAGGCAAAATAGAGTCTTTCCGTCAGGCGTCCAAAACAGCTTGTTGCATTTCTCCGTGTGGCAAAAGTTCTTTTTGATTAGACGCTTGATTATGTTCCTGGTAAGCGTCGCCGGCGACACGGCCCGCCGAATGTCAACCGGCTTCCCGTTTATGATCCCGAACTCCACGAATCCTATCTTGAACAGCCGTCCGGGGGCCTTCTTTCGGTAGGGCTGTTCCTCGCACACCATGGCCACGGTGTCCTCTGATAGGCGTGGGTCGAGGACGACTGTGGTCATCACGGAGAGACTATTTCCTTCCACGCCCGGCCCTCCTGCGGTAGGCAATGAACGCCAGGCACCCGGCACCTACGAGAATAAGAGTAGGCGGGGCCGGGACCGGTGCGGTCTCAGGCTCGTCATTTCCAAACGTTTGGAAATTTCCGAATCTGTTCGGCGAGAATCCGTAGGCCCGGCGGTGGCAGGACGAACACTCCGTCCATCTGGGACAATGATTAATTCCGAACAGAAACTCCCTAGTAGGATTGGGATTGATCTCTATAGCCAGCGTAGATAGAGCGTTGCCGAGGAGCCACTCCACGGCCTTGGCGTTCTCCTCCACTCCGCCGGCCACCGAAATCTCGCTATATAATAGAAGGATTGCAAAAATCATGCCTAACGCTTTTTTAATTCGCATAAGCGTCTCTCTATCTCCTCTTTGATTTTTTTCTTTGGGATGTTTACGAGATCGAAGAAGACGAGATCATCAATCTTCTTCGATAGTCCTTCTATCTCCCAGAATAGGCGGCGACGGTGGTTCTGATAGAACGGCGATTCGCCCGTCTCCTCCAGATACTCGAGGTCCTGGAAGACGGACAAGACCACCGCATTGACGAGCTTCTTGACACGCTCCACGTCCTCCTTCGGAGGAGTGTGCCGTTGATGCCACTCATAGAGGATCGGCACCCACGACCGAAAGGAGAACGGGTCGTCGGAGAACTTACCTTCCTGGTAGAACTTCTTGATGATGCTCAATGAATGGCCTCCGAGTTCTCAAGCGAAGCCTTGGTCTTTTCAAGATCGAGGAACTCTCGAACCATCATAACGGCAAGGGGCATGATGTCCTTATCCCGGGCACCTGCACGGCAAATAAGAAACAGGGCCGCCGCAAACAGCTCATCCCCAGAGAGCTCCTCCGGCTCGTCTATGCGGACAACGACGTGATCGTCCTTCTTCTCCGTGTAGAGCGTGATTCTCTTCATGTCGCCCTCCTTTCGTGATCTTCTACCACGGGAGAGGACAAAAGTCAAGGAAATGCAAGAACTTTCTGCGGAAGGCCGGCGTCGCCGGCGGCTACTGTTTGAAGGCGGTAGTGGGCGAAACCCTGTTTTCTTTTATTACTGATTCCGAAGGAATCAGTAATAAAAATGCCGAAGGCATTTTTATTTCGGAGTTTTCTATGTCTGATTTTCAGACGGACTTCTCCTTAAATCCCCCTATTGGATTGGTCGCCGAAGGCGACCTGGATGGTGGTTTCTACCAACCCCGAAGGCACGTTGAACTCGCTCGTTATGCCCTACCGGACACCCGGTTACCGTCGGTTGCCTCTACCGAGGCAACACGACTAAAAGCCTAGGGAGGAGTCGCAAGGTTTCTCTATCTCTCTAAAAACCAGGGAAGGCATCTTGCGGGCGATCACCAGTAGGCAAGGCCCTACTGGTGAGCAAGGCCCGTAAGTGGGAGGGTTACAGAACCGTAAGGCTAAACGACATCGGTAAGGCTCTACAAGGCAGGTAGGCTCTTCCTCTATCCCCCTTCCCTCACCCTCCTCCCCCACCCACCACCATTATACAGGCGAAAAATACCTTGTCAAGTCCGAAATTCGGCGATTATAGCTGATTATTTTACTTTCGCTTAGCCGAATTTCTTTTTTCTAACTTTCTTGTAGAAAATTAACTATTGTAGGATAAAGGCAAATTCACCGTATTTTTGTTTTCGATTGGGTCGTTCCAAACGTTTGGAAATAAAAAATGGGGAGCCGTCGGGGCGTCGGCTCCCCATGAGGAAGGAGGCGAGGAGGTTTGGTATGTCGAGGAAGTGTCTATGCAAAAGTTAGGCCCGCCGGGGAGGCGGGCCTAGTTGGGTAGGGGAGGGATGGAGGACACGGGGCTATGTTCCTAGGCTAGCAAATAAAAAAGGCCCCCGCCACAATGACGGGGGCGAGGTGCCATGCCGTCGGCTTGTTGACACTTAGAGGTATTTACGCAAGACCCTTGACGCCTTGAATCCGATCGTCCTGTAGGGCTTTACCTTTTGGACTCCGCCCGTCAAGGGAGTCTTGACAGTCTTCCTTCTATACTCCCGGGGGTAGAACTTACCAAACTTCGGGATTTTGATTTGGGCGCCCTCCTCTATGATCTTCTCCTCTACCTTGTTAATGAACATACGAATGATGGCGTTCACGGCCTTGGTGGTGACGCCGAGAGCCTTGTTATGGAGCTTGGTCTCCTCGGCGATCTCTCGGGCGATGTCAGTTATGGTGTAGGATTTTTGCTTGCTCATGTCGTCCTCCTTTCCGTTTGTGTGCTCTACTTTACCTGTAAGTTCTAGATCTATCAACAAAAATAAGAACTTACAGGGAAGGGCTTGCATCCGTCGAAAAAGCCGTTAAACTTTCAGGGGAAAACAAGAATAGGAGGAGACGATGGAGCCTGCATTTTTGTTTGTATTTACGTGTTTTGGGGCGTTTGCGGGGCAAGTTAATTTGGATCACACAAATAATGATGAGCTAGTGTTGGATAATCCGGCCATAATAATGTTACGTGTGGGTCGGTCTGAAATTTTGCCTATAGGAAAGACCCGTCTCCATATTTCAAGGAGACAGATAATCGGACAATGCAATATGCCCGAGGACGTGGAAAAGCAGTATCGCATGGAGCTGTTGGGGCTTAAAGGAGGAGCTAATGGTCATAGGAAGTAAGCGCATCGAGCACCTTCTAGATATTGGCGTCTTGGTCATCAATCCCCGACCAAGGCCGGAGGCCATTCAGCCGGCCTCAGTTGACCTGCGACTCGGAGACCAGTTCCGGGTTATCTCCAAGAACGGGTCTATTATCGATCCATCTAAAGGAGCGGCATACGAAGAGGTCTCCGGGGTATCTGAGTTCGTCCTCTATCCCCAAGAATTTTGTTTGGCCCACACCATAGAGGAGATAAAACTCCCTGTGGAGTTGATGGCCTCTCTCGAGGGGCGATCCTCTATCGGCAGGATGGGTCTATTCATTCACAACGCCGGCCACGTTGATCCCGGGTTTCACGGGCAGTTGACCCTGGAACTGTTCAACGCCGCCCCGGTTCCTATTCGCCTCTATCCCGGGATGCGTATTTGCCAGATAGTTTTTCAAGAGGTGAAGGACGCCCACTTCTATCGAGGAAAGTATCTCGGACAAAGAGGGGCGACGCCGAGTAGGATATACAAGGACTTTTAAGATGCCAAAGAGCCCTAAAGAGACCGAGTATCAAAAGCTCATAAAGACATACATGGAGACCAATGGGTTCCTTGTCCTCCGCATCCCGCCCTCTATCTACACGAACATGAAGGGACTTCCAGATCTCGTATGCATCAAGGAGGGGTTCCACGTATGGATAGAGGTCAAGAAGCCAAAGGGCAAGCTCTCGAAGAAACAGGAAGAAGTAATCTCGAAGATGCGTGAGGCAGGAGCCCTTGTCTTGATCTCCTACGGATTCAACGAGGAGGCTCTGGCAGAGGTAGTTGCCAAGGTAGATAAGATGATAAAACTTCTCCAGAAAAAACTTGAGAGAGGAAAGAAATAAGATGGTCGATACGGTCTTTGAACGGGCGACACGAAGATATTTCGAGGCGTGCGAAGTTGTTTTCTGGCCAGGTGTGGATGTAAACGTGGCTCTCCACCAAGATAAGGCCAGCGCTTATGCCGAAGTCGCCTTTATATCCGTGTTGCGTCGGCATAGGAAATTGCTTTATTACCAGGGTCTCCTTTACCGGGGTCATCCCGATGATCTCCGCCGACCGGACGACGGCCAAGCGAATGATGTCGGCAGAGGAGAGGGCGTCCTTGTCGGCCCCGGTGATGTTGGCAAGGAAGAGCCCGCCGTCCATAGTAAAATGATTAAGGAGGGTTAGGGGTATGTCCACTTTTTTTCAGAACCTACGGCACTTTTCGCCTCATGAAAGATGGGGCGACCCGAACAAGATGGATCATTTGCTCCTACTCGTCCTAGATGAATTGAGGGAGCAGTATGGATCTCCTTTTATAATCCACGAAGGTTATGCCACGTCGGGCCACACGCCCAGGTCTCTCCACTACGTAGGGAAGGCCGTGGACTTCCATCCCAATGATGATCGGTCCCCGGAGGAGCGCCTCTATCAAATGGCCGAGGCCCTATGGCGGGCGAACCAACGGTTCATTGAGGCCGGGATAGACCTGGGGGTTATTTGCCGGTTGGGTTGGTATCCAGAGTGGGTCAATCCAGGGTTTCATTTGGACGTGGCCGGACGACCCCTCTATTGGGTCCGCCGTGGGGATCATTATTACTACTACGGTATGCTGGAGAAGTTGATCTATGCCGAAGCTGAGCGTGTGTGATATTTGGGATTTTCCCGCCGAGTTCGAGGGGGCGGTGATCGTCCACGAGAAGCAACGGGCGATCGCCTCTATTCCGGCCAAGTTTTATCGCAAGGGGCCTACGCTCCGCATTGTCCTCGAGAAGGACTGGGAAGGAAAATTCGGGAAGGAGAAGCTCTATCTCGGTATTAAATACCATGACGGTTTCCGCCCGTTTTTTATCCATCTCCTCGGGCGACCAGGAGACCGTCTGTTGTTGAAAAAGGATTTTGCGATAGTCACGGCCTCGGACGAGGCCGGAGTAAACCTATTAGATATAAAGGAGGGCACGGGAGATGAACGGAAGACTTAAAATCTTGACCAGTCTGCACTTTCAGGTCCAAAAGAACCGCATTCGCTTCAACAACGCATCAAAGGCGTTGGAGCGGGAAGGGCTCGGAGACGAGCGTGTGAGGGAGATTTATGAGGCGATCATTGACGACCTTCTACGGGCCGAGCGTGAAATTCAAGAAGAGATGATGATAGAGCTCAATGAAGAGGAGATCTATACCGAGTGGCTCAAGAAGGTTAAGGGTGTCGGACCCGTGATGGCGGCTTGGCTGGTAGGCTGGCTCGACCCGGAGAAGGCCGACACCGTGTCGGCCTTTTGGAAGTATTGTGGCCTGCACGTGGAGGACGGACAGGCCCCCCGCCCCCGCAAGGGACAAAAGATAAACTGGAACCCGAAGCTCAAGGCCAAGTTGATGGGAGTGTTGGCGCCGTCATTCCTGCGGTCGAAATCTCCCTACGCCGACTTCTACTATCAATACAAGGAGAGGAAATTAAACCTGGGATGGAAGGAGGGTCATGCGCATTTTGCGGCCCTTCGTTACATGGTAAAACAGTTCCTCAAGGATTTGTGGGTTACGTGGCGGGAGATGCTCGGTCTTCCCGTGCGCCCGCCCTACCACGTGGAGAAGCTCGGCTTGCACGATCACGCCCCGAAAGTGGCATGATCGTTGCAACAAAATAATAAAAGTAAAAGGAGGATCGTAGTATGGCTGATGTATTGGAACAGAAAAAGGAAGAAACTATTGTAAAGAAGGAAACCAAACCCGGATGGAAGACAACTGAATTTTGGACCAGCCTCGGGGCTTCCGGCGTCGGGATTTTGACGACCCTGGGTGTGTTGACTCCCGAGCAGGCCAACACCGTTGTTCAAGCCATCGGGCAGATCGTCGGAGGGATTTTGGCCGTGGCCCCGATCGTCGGCTACGCCATTTCCCGGGGACTGGCCAAGAAGGTGTGATGGATTTCCAAACGTTTGGAAAAACCGGAGTGAAAAATGCTTAGATTGTCGGCCCGCTGTATCGAAGTCCTTACGAAGTTCCGCAAGGCACCTGATTATTTCTACGTCCTGGTTCTCCTCTACAAGAGCATGGACAAGGACGGATCGGTGCCATGCACGGCCAGGGACGGCCAGCGGGCCTACGACGAGATAGTCAAGCAGTTAATAACCTTGGGGATTTTGATAAAGCATCGGGGCAGGTGTTACTTCAATCCCCAGTATGTAAGTGTGGCGAGGAACGGAGCCGATGGCACGTCAACGGGAGCTAGTAGAGCTATCTATCGCATACCCACCGTTTGAGACGTTTCTGCCGGCCCCCCGTATAATCCTGGCGGCCCCGGTCCACGTCTCCAACGTTTCGGATCTACTCCGTTATTTTGAGAAGCTGGGGATAACGGCCCGCTACGACACGCAACGCCGGGCCATCGTCTTTTGGGAGAACGGCCAGGAGAAGACCGCCTTCGTCGGCAAGCACTATATCGTCCTCATAGACGGCCAGGTTGACGTAATGCGGAAGGAGACTTTCAACCGGAAGTTTATTCCGGTAAAGTGCCTGGTATGAGAATCCTTCGTTATTCTTTCCGTTCAGTTCCGACAATCAAGCGTTTTGTTCTTTCTCGCAAAAAGTATAAGTATCTACAAGGACCGGTAGGATGCCTCCCCGGCGATGCCGAATTTTTAACCCCTACTGGATGGAAGCGTATAGATTCTTATGAGGACGGAGACTTTGTAGCTCAAGTGGATTGGGAAAATAACAAAGTTTCTTTTGTAAAACCGACCGCCTATATTTCTGCGCCGGCAGATAAATGGATCGTTTTTGATCGGGGAGATTTTGTTATGAAGGTCTCCCCGGAACATAGAGTTGCTTTTCTTGACGAGAACGAAAAGCTATTCGTTATTCCCGCCCGTGATTTTTTGCTGTTCGACGGCCTGTTGTCTCTTATTTTTCTAATTAACAGGGAGGAATACGGGATAGAGTTTTTTGTTCCGAAGTTCGTTCTCGGTAGCGTGTATAAAGTAAAAATATTTGAAGAGGAACCTAAAGACCGGGAGAAAAAATATTGCTTTGAAGTTCCTACTTCTTTATTCCTCGTGCGCCAGAACGGAAAGGTTTTTGTAACAGGAAATTCAGGGAAGTCTAGTGGCTGTGTTTTCCATCTTTTCTACTATGCTATGCAACAACCGCCTAACGTTAATGGAGTTAGACGCACACGTTACGTCATCGTTCGTAATACCTATCGCCAGTTGCAAGACACGACAAAGGTGACCATAGACGAGTGGCTCGACCCGTCTATCGCCAAGTGGAAAGAAATGAAGTCCCTTTATGAGATCAAGTTCGCCCTCAAAGACGGTACAACGGTCGAGTCCACCTGGCTCCTACGGGCCTTGGACAATCCCGATCACGTTCGGAACCTTTTGTCCTTGGAAGTGACGGGGGCCTGGTTCAACGAGGCCCGGGAGATACACCAAGACATCTTCGAGGTTATGCGGACGAGGATAGGGCGCTTCCCGCCGGCCAAGGACGGAGGCCCCGACTATCCTTTTATTATTCTTGACTCCAACCCGCCGGACACGGACCATTGGCTCTACAAGCTCTTCGAGGAAGCGCCGAAGAAGGACCCGAAGGTGGCCGAGCTGTTCGAGGCGTTCTATCAACCGTCCGGTCTATCACCGGAAGCCGAGAACATAGAGAACCTTCCTCCCCGATACTACGAGGAGTTGTGCATCGGGCAGGACGAAGACTGGATTCGTGTTTACGTCCACGGTGAATACGGCTTCCTCAAAGAGGGGAAGCCCGTATTCTCTGCCTATCGGGACAAGCTCCACCTGGCGGACGAGGAGCTCATGCCCATTAGGGGATACCCTCTTATAATCGGAATGGACTTCGGCCTTACGCCCGCCACCGTGATAACACAGAAAATAAAGAACCGCCTATACGTCCTCGACGAGGAATATACGCTCGAGCCGACGGATCTCGAGACCTTCGTCAACGAGCAATTGATTCCTCGCCTAACGGAGCGGAAGTATTTGGGGATGGACACGATAATCATAGGCGACCCGGCGGGGACTACCCGTTCCCCTACGGACGGACGGACGTGCGTGGCCGTGCTAAGGCAGTATTTCCCTCGGGTTTATGTCGCCTGGACGAACGCCATCAACGAGCGGATAAGGGCCGTTAACGAATATCTCACTCGGATGGACGGAGACGAGCCGTGCTTCAAATTGTCTCCTACGTGCAAGTGGCTCCGACAGGCGTTGAATGGTAAATACTATTTTCAAAGGAAGCGGGGATCGAAGGGCGTTTACAGCGACGTTCCGGTGAAAAACGAATATTCGCACGTCGCCGACGCCCTACAGTATGCGGCAATGGGTTATCGGCCCAGCTACAATATGGTAAAGAGACCGGAAACAGCTCCTGGCGGAGGTAAGCGAGTTGGCTTCGACGCATTCGTATGAAGAGACCCGGGAGGAAATAAGGCAAGAGCAGGAATACGAAGAGCGGATAAGGGTCCTCCATCCGCTCGTGGAATTTATCAACGACGCCTTTACGAAGGCCCGGGACGCAAAGCGGCCCATCGAAGAGCGGATGCTCGAGTGCCTGCGGGCCTTCAAGATGCAGTATTCCGAGGAAAAGCTCGCCGCCATTAGGGAGATCGGCGGCTCCGAGGTCTATCTTCCGCTTACCAATGTAAAGGCCCGAGCGCTTAAAGCTTGGCTTAACGACGTTTTCTTCCGGCCCGGGGAACCGCCTTTCGACATTGAACCATCCCCCGTCCCTACTCCAACAGAGGCCACCGAGGAGAAAATAGGTCAAGGGCTCCAGGAAGATTATTCCGAGATAATGCAAAAGGTGGCCGAGCTCCAGATGCTCTCCGGCGGACAGATAGACGTTTCCGCCATTTTGGAAAAGATGGAGGGCATCTCCTTTACGGACGAGTATATGCGCCGAGTGGAGGAGAGGGTAAAGGAGCTCGCCGAGCAGGAGAAGAAGAGGATAGACGACCAGTTCACCGAGGGAGGGTTTTACGAAGCCCTGGACCACGCCCTCTTAGACATCGCTATTTTTCCATGCGCCATCATAAAGGGTTCGGTCCCTCGGAAGAAAAAGATCTTCGACAAGAAGAAGCAGGTCGTCGAAAAGGTCATTCCTACCTTTAACAGGGTTTCTCCCTTCGATATTTACCCCTCGCCAACGGCCACGGATTTTTCAGATTACGTCATAGAGATCCTCCATCTCACTCCGGCGGACCTGGCCTCCCTGCGAGGCGTTGACGGCTACAACGACCAGGCCATCAAGAACATTCTCGAGCGCTACGGCGACGACGGTTACGAGATCCCCGACACGATGGGGACTTCCCGTTGGGATCTCGAAGGAAAGAAGAGAACGGACGCCCCTCTTATTGATGTTATCGAGTTCTGGGGAGAGGTCCCGGGACGTATTCTCGACGACGTTGAACTTGTTACCCTCGACCGGACCGAGGTGGAGATAGAGCCTGACGAGTATTATTCCGTTCAGGTTCTTATAGTTGACGACGAGATCCTCAAGTGTGTCTTAAATCCCGATCCTTTCGGGGAAAAGCCATACGCCAAGGCTAGTTTCGTCACCATCCCCGATTCTTTTTGGGGTCAATCCCTGGCCGAGGTTCTCCTTGATCTGCAAGAGGCCATAAACGCCCTGGCCCGGGCAACGATAAACAATGCAGTCCTATCCTCCGGCCCGATGGTCGAGAGGAACATAGACCGTATTCCTCAGTCCGAGGAGAAGGCCATCCTTCCTTGGAAAATCTTTGATGCCACGACGCTCGGCTTCAACGAGGCCCCTGCTTATCGGTTCTATCAGCCTCGGCTTACATCTGCGGCCTTGGTCCAGGTAATCGCTTACTTCTTGAAGTTGGCCGACGAGCTCTCCGGCGTTCCGGCCTATGCTCACTCGGACGTGACGAGCGGGGCCGCCGCCCGGACCGCCGCCGGCCTACAAATGTTGATGCAGTCGTCAAGTAAAGGTTTGAAGCAGGTGGTAAAGGCGATAGACGAGGGGATCATAGCGCCCATCGTTCGCCGGCAGTATTACATGAACGTCATAGATTTCTACGGTGTGGGCGAGGAAGTGCCGGACCTCAATATCCGGCCCAAGGGAACCGAGTATCTGCTCGAAAGAGAGGCGCAGACCCAGCGCCTACTCGAGCTCCTGAATCTCACCAATAATCCGACGGATCTCCAGCTCCTCGGCCAGGAAGGCCGTAAGATGCTCCTCGAACGGATCTTCAAGAACTTCGGCGTGGAGATTCCGTTCGACACGCAAATGAAGGAGATGGTGGACGAGCTTACGGCTCAATTGTCTCGGATGCAGGCGGCGCAGACGCCGAAACCGGCCCAGAACATCGAGACGGTCCCCGGTATGGCTGGACAAATGAGGGCCGAGTCCCTACAAATGAGTGGGTTCAAGAAATGAGAAAAATTTTGAAGAGTCTAAGAATCGGATCTCCCGAAGTGTTTGAACGCTTCGTAGAGGAATTGGAGGCGGAGAAGGCAAGGCTTCTATCTTCTCTTCTTACTTGCAAGGATTTTTCGGAGATTCGTTTTTTGCAGGGGCGCTTATTCTCGTTAAACAAAATCTTGGAGGAAGCAAAAAATGATTCATGAAGAGTGCGCCCTTCACTCCTACTTGGAGCGCCAGATAGAGGAAAACAAAAAGAGACTTATCGAACTCGAGGCCGCTATTCATTCGGAGCTTGCCGCCCTACGGAGGGCCATAGACGAAGGCCACCGTGAACTTTGTCGGGAGATCTCCGAGCTGAAAGAGGCGGTAGCACAATTGAACGTTTCGGAGCATTCCAAACGTTTGGAAAAACTGGAGGAGAGAATTCTTGAAAAGGTGGGGCGGAAGGAGATCGCCCTTATCTTCACGGCTATTTCGTTTTTTCTCAGTCTGGTTTATCTCATAATTAGGTTGGTCGGGAGATGACGAGGGACTTTTTCGCCGGCGACACGGTAAAGATTCGGATTTATTTGAAGGACAAGAACGGGAACCCGATCTCCGTGGACGGGTTCGAGTTCGTTGTTACCATGAAGAAGAGGCCGACGGACCCGGACGAGGAGGCCGTAATCCAAAAGATAATCAACGCCACGGACAACCCGGACGACCCGCAGGGGTTTACGGAGATAGTCCTTGAGGCTTACGAGACTCGACTCATTCCGGCAGGTGAGTATTTCTACGACGTGCAGATGAAGTCGGACACCGGCGACGTAAAGACGATCCTCTATGGAAGGGTCCGGGTAAAGCAAGACGTGACGCATAGGACGTAGAGATGGATTGTTTTCCTTTACCGGAAGCCGAGTATTTGATCGTGTGTATCGAAGAGCCGGTCATCGAGGTGACCGTGGATACCTTATGCGTGGCCGGCACGGAGGGCGGATTGGCGAGCAAGCTTCAAACCGAAATTCGGGCCGCAGATCTTCCTGTCGGGACGACCCCGATCATCGTCGGAGCACTTCCTACGGACGGGACGGTTCTTTCTGTTTTTGTTGATATTCTCGAGCCGTTCCCGGAAGGGACGACGATGACGATAGGGACGGACGCCGACCCGGCTATGTTTGTCTCCTCCGACCTGGTGGCGATGTCGGTTCCGGGAACCTATGAGATAAATCTCGACAAGGAATACGAGGGTTCGCCGATCACGAAGATTTTTGTGAGCCTGCCCACGGCCTCTACCCAGGGGAAGGCCCTGGTTTCGATAATCCTTATGTAGGAGGAAAGCGTTATGGCCACGGTTTACGGAAACTGGCTGGGGACCATGAAGCAGATCTTTAAGATCGGGGGTCCCCTGGGAAAGGGATTCAAGCTCATTACCGAGGGGCTCGCCGCCGTCGATGCGGACGACAACCTTATCAACTTGCAGATAGAGCGAGCGGCCCAGGACGACCACGCCGCTACGTGGCTCGACGTGAAAGAGGCCGGCGTCCTGGTGGAGTTCGCCATTGACGGGAACTCTCCGCCGTCCCCCGGCACGAACTCCGGTTCTTACGGTATCGTCACGACCGCCGGCGGGTCCTATCAGGCCGGAGAGATCTACTACGACGACGGGTCTCAGCTCCGGTTGGTGGCCACGTGGAAAGGCCAGCATATTACGATCGGAAATTCCGACCTTACGGGGAGCGACCTATCCTTCCAGGCAAACGGCGTCTATGCGGCGCACTCGGCGTCTCCGCCCTACGACTGGACCCTCAAAGGAGACGGTGCGCCGGAGCAAATAGGATACATCCGCTTCATTGAGGTTCCCATCGGGACAAACTCTTCCTACCAGAGCACCACGGCCATCCCCGATGGATCCCGGATAGTGAAGGTGGAGACGAACGTGACAACCCCTTATTCCTCCGGGGCGACCGTGCAGGTGTCCTTGGAGACCGGTGTTATCTTACAGCCGACGGACGAGAATTATCCGCCGGAGGCCGACCTTTACGTCTCCGATCTCTATACGGTTGTTGGTTCCGGGCAGGGTGGAAAGGTAAAGGTGGACATCGGCGGGGGACCGACCGCCGGTGAGGGAATGGTCCTCGTGGCCTATATTGAAAGGACGCTCGTGTAATGCCTTGGCGTAATTTGACCGGGACATCGAGGAGTTCTTTTCGGTTTGCGTTCGGCAAGGCCGAGGTTGGTGCCCTCGAGCCCGACCGCCTCTACGGCAAGGACGAACGTAATTACTCCCGGGATCTCATTCGGCACAACCCGAAGTGGAAGCTGGATGATTTTGAATATCAGCGTGTAGAGCGTAATGAATATCAGCATTTTCCTGTTATGGATCTCGGCGAAGGGGCCTACGTCGAGATGGAAGAAGGAGGGATAATTGAGATTGGATAAAGGCGACGTGTGTATAGTCCTGGCCGTCTTAGCGGCCATGCTCCGCGTTTTTCTAATCTTCATAAGGATGTAAGGAGGGTAAGATGCCCACTACCCCGTCTTATTTCATATTGGTTCCCGGAGCATCCCTTGCCTTCACTCCGCCGGAGGGCAAGGTGGTGGTTTTTCACGACGGGCAAAAGCTTGTCACGAAAGACGCCACAGGACGCTCTACGGCCTGGAAGGCCATTCAGATTTCTACCACGGACGACGTAATAAACATGACCGACCCGCAGATCCTTCCTACGACCAACATAGATTTCAATAACGACGAACTGGGGGAATGTTTCGAGGTCGGGGACGACTATGTAAATATAGTGGCCACGGGTGTTTATGCTTTGTCCTATGGGATACGAATGGAGTATGCTCTTTGGACCGATAGTTCTTGGATTAGGTGTGCGTGTTACGGTCTGTTTGTATTTAATGGTTCTGTGGTGGAGGCCACCAGACAGATGGGTTATGCCCGCGCCGCAGACGCAAGCAGAGATGCCTTGCGATATACGGGAAGCTCTTTGGCTCGGTATTTTATTCGTGTGGATACGGTTCCTTTTAAGGTCCAATTGGCCTCTGCGTTCTTGCGTGAGGACGGAACGACCACTTCCGATCCGGATAATAGCAAGATAGTCAAAACCCTTGCCGGTTCCTTTTTTAATATAGAGTTTCTGAGCCTATAACGAAAAAATAGAATAAAGGAGGAAATTTATGTTGCCGAAACAGGTCCAAGAGATGGCGGATAAGGCTTCCGAGCTTCTCGAAGGGTTCGGAAAGGACCATCCGCCTGCGGACGTTGACGATCCCGACGGGGTAGCCCCCGAAGAGGGAGACACCCCGGAAGAGCCGGAGGCGGAGCCCGTCGAGCCCTCGGAGGAACCGGAGGGCAAGGAGCCCGAAGAGCCGGAGGACCAGGAGGACAAATGGGAGCACAAATACAAGGTGCTCAAAGGAAAATACGACAAGGAGGTTCCGGCTCTACACAAGGAGATCAAGCGTCTCCGGCGTGACAACGAAGAGCTCAGGGCACGCATTGCCCTGCTCGAACAGATGATTACGCAGATGCGCTCCGTCCAGGAGTCTCCGGAACAGCCGGAGGACGAAGAGGACGAGGCGCTTCGTTCTTTGAAAGAGAACTACCCCGAGATCTACACGGCGATCTCGAAGTTGTTGGAGAAGAAGATCAAGCGGGAAGTGGAGCCGAAAGTCGCCAGGACTGCGGACGAGATCTTCTATGCGCAGTTGACCGCTCTGGTTCCCGAGTGGCAGAAATTGAATGTTGATCCTGATTTTCTCGATTGGCTCGATGAGCGTGATCCCGTGTCCGGGTTTACCCGGAAACAGCTCCTCCATATTGCCTATGAGAAGCGGGACGCTCAGGCGGTAGCCAATTTCTTCAAGAAGTATTTGGAGGAGCAACGAGGGACCGAAGAGCCCGAGCCGGCCACTCCGCCGCCGGCCACCAAGGCCGTTGCGCCGCCAGCCCGCCGGACCAAGAAGAGCGGGAAACCGACGAAAAAGATCTGGAAGCAGAGCGAAGTAGAAGCGCTCTACAAGAAGGCGGCGCTCGGAAAGATAGATCCAAACGAGTGGAAGAAGCTCGAAAAGGAATTGGTGGAGGCGGCATTGGAGGGCCGGGTGCTATACGGAAAATAATTTTCTAGGAGGTAAGAACGATGCCTATTCCCGGCACGCCAGGAACGCCTGATTATACTTATAAGACCGGAACCGGCTGGATTCCTATTGTCTTTGCCGGTAAGACTCTTGAGAAGTTCTATGCGAAGACCACCGTCGCCAACATCACGACCACCGATTACATCGGTGAGTTGAAACGCCAAGGCGACACGGTGGTCATTCGCACGACCCCCTCTATCACCATTAAGGATTACAAGAGGGGCCAGACGCTCGACATTGAGTTTCCCGAGGCCCCGTCTATCGAGCTCACGGTCAATCGGGCGAAGTATTTTAACTTCGCTATGGACGACATCGACCAAGCGATGACCGACATCAATTGGTTGGACAAATACGCCGACGATGCCGCCCAACAGATGAAGATTGTTATTGATCGGGAGTTCTTTGAGGACATCGTGTCCTATCCCGATCCGGCGAACGTCGGCACCAGCGCCGGTAAGGAGACCGGGCTCTACAATCTGGGAGCCCCGGGATCTCCGATTACCCTTAACCGGGACAACGTTCTCGATTTCATTGTTGATTGCGGAACGGTTCTCGACGAGCAGAACTGCCCGGACGAGGACCGGTGGATCGTTCTTCCGCCTGCCGTATTCAACCTGATTAACAAGAGCGACCTGCGGGACGCTTCGTTCTCCGGTGATTCCAAATCCCTCATTCTCCGGGGCGGGTTCACCGGGAAGATGCTCGACAGGTTCGCCATCTACGAGAGCAACCTGCTCTTCAAGGTCCCGGACGAGAACGCCTTTTACATTCCGTTCGGTCGTCGTGGGAGCCTCGTCTATGCCGCCATCCTGGAGAAGACCGAGCGGTATCGGCCCGAGAGCACCTTCGCCGACGCCATGAAGGGATTGCTCGTCTATGACTGGGCCTGCATCTACCCGGCCCATCTCGGCATGGGCTACGTGACGGTTGCTCCGTAAATGATCGAGGGGCCGTGACGGCCCCTCTTGAATAAAGAATAGGAGGTCTGAGATGGCTACTTACGATATTTCTGGGGGCGCTAACGGCTATCCCTGGAAGGGTCAGGGGGCCTGCTTTTGTCTCGAAAGGAAGGTCGTCTTTCCCAACAACGTCGCCCAGGGAGACCAGTTTATCCTTTTCAATGTCCCGAAGGGGGCGACGATCTTCAAGTATGAGTTGATCGTCGAGCGCCCGGACGAAGGGGCTTCTTCCTGCACGGTGAGTCTCAAGAAGGACGGGACTTCTTTGTCCACCGTGGACGCCACAGGTAAGAACACCAAGGTGATGACTCCGGCCATGCTCGAGGTGATTACTTCCGATGTGGAGATCTCTATGGGTGTGGACGCTCTTACGGTGACCGATCCCAATAAAGATCGGGCAATCGTGACCGCCAGGGTATTCATTATCGGAATGGCTTACAGCGACGAGGCCAAGGACAACACCATCAACGTGGTGGCTCTTACCTAATGAAGGAGGATAAAAATGGCCTTGGTTCTTATTCGTAGGAAAGACGGTTACGTTTTTTGGGGTCCGTCGAGCAAGGTGGACAACGAGGAATTTTTCCTCGTAAAAAAGGAGGAGAAAAAGGATGGCGAAACGCCGTTGCGGAAAGAACCGTCGCCGGCAAGGTCGGCGGTCAAAAAAGAAGAAGTGAAGGAAACCCCCAAGCGGGGTCGCCCTAAGAAGAGCTAAAATCGGGGGCCGGGAAACCGGCCCCTTATTTCATAAGGAGGGATGATGCGCAAGTTTTCCGTTTTCCTTTTTGTCTTATGTTTGGTTGGGTGTGCGTCGTTCGGGGGACGACAGGCTTACGACACGACAATCTCTGTTTATGCCCGGGCGGCTCTCCTCTACGACATGGCCGCAAGGACGGCGGCCCGTGCCTGCATCCTCCACAACGTCCCGGAGGAGAAGTGCGATGAATGGGGTCGTGTCTTAGAGGAGGCCCGCCGGACGCTCCTGGACTACGGCAACTTTCTCGACGCCATGTTGGCTCTGGAGCCGACGCCAGAGTGCTTAGAACGGACGAAGATCTGCACGACGGAGGAATGTCGGCAGAGAAACCTTCAAATTTGTTATGAGCAACAGATGGTTCGTTACAGTCGGGCCATCGAGCGGACCATCGGCGCTCTCAAAAAAATCATAGAGGAGGCACGGGGATGAGCGAAAAGTCAACAGAAGCCCTTATCATTGAATCTCTTATAACCTTGTTGTCCATGTTTCCGACCCTCTTGCAGATGTTTCAGAACAGAGGGGCCTTGACCGAAGAGGACATCCGCTATTATCGGGAGCGGATAAGGGTTATTCAGGAGACGAGTCTCCGATCGTTCGATAAATACCTAGAGGAAGCCAGGGAGCTTTACGGTGACGGTTAGAGAACTCATCGAGTATGCCCGGATGCTTCTTCAAGACCAGGAGGATCCGTTTCTCTGGCACGACCGGGAACTTCTGGCCTACTTCAACGACATCTGGGGCTTCTTCGTCCGGGAAGTAAAGGCCCTGCGCTACGAGGGATCGTTCACGACCGTGGCCGACCAAAAGGATTACGAACTTCCCGTGTGGCCTATCCTGGTTTACGGGGTCGTCCGGGACAACGAACGGCCCCTGGCCAGGGTAGATAAGGAGATTCCGGCCAAGTGGAGTGAGACGACCGGAACGCCCAGGTATTTTTCGGTCCATGAAAATTTCTTTCGTCTTTATCCGACACCGGACAAGGAATACGTAATTTCCTATAAGGTGGCTCCTCGGTTGATGGCTCCGCTCGACTATGAGGACCAGATTCCCCTCCCTGACGGAGATGCGCCGTCCCTGGTCCACGGCATCCTTTGGAAGGCTTATCAAAAGATGGATCACGAGGCTTACGACCCGAAGGCCGCCGACATGAATCGGAATCAATTTCTGGCTTTCATAGGACAGATGAAGCAGGCAAACATATTTGCGTCGTGGCCGGCCTATCCCTCCCGGGTGCATAGGGGGCTCTTGTGAGGAGAGGGCGTTATCTCGAACAGCCGATAGCCGCCTTCAAACCCATGCGCTTTCTGGGAGAAGGGAATTATCCCTATCCCTATTTTCAGTTGGACCTTGATCTCGACAAGGACGGTGTTCTTCGGGCGAGGCCCCGCCTCAAAAAAGTAATTTCCGCCGAGAAGCCCCATTCTCTTTTTTCCTATCGAGGATTCCTCTTCTACGTGTCCCAGGGAAAGCTCTATCTTTACGGTGGAGTTGACTCGGCGGAGATAGCGGACATCGGCCCGGACGAGACCCTTTATTATGTCGGCATCGCCCACGTGGTTTATATGTCGAATCGCAATTGGCAGGGCATTTTCGATTTCCAAACGTTTGGAACGAGGCCGTTCCCGACAAAGGAAAAAATCGTCCGGCAATTCTTACCGGACATAGGGGTTCCCCTTGAGGAGGCCGACTTCGAGACGCTTCCGCCCTTGGACTTCCTTACGTTCCACCAGGGGCGACTCGTGGGAGCCAGGGAAACGACAGTAATTTTTTCGGAGACGGGATTCTACGAGATGACCCGGCCTTTCTATTATATAGAAATAGGAGAGCCGGTAACGATGGTGGCGAGCGCCCTGGACACCCTATACGTGGGGACGAAAACCAAAACGGTGGTGGTGACCGGGCCGTTGACCAATCCGTCCTACCGGGAAGTCCCGGTAGGGGCCGTGAAGGGGACGCTCGCTTACAAGGCGGTAAAGGGAGTTAAAATTCCGTTCTGGGCCACGCTCACGTCTATCGTGGCGGGCCTGCCTGGAGGAGAGATAAAGCCTATGAGCAAGGAATTTTTTGACTTGAGGTTCGACACGGAGGGCAAGGGAGCCGCCGTATCGTCCGAGCACGACGACCGTGTGATAATGTCCGTGCCGCAGGCCCCGGACCGGGCGAAGGTAACGGACGATTTTATCTGCGAAGTGGTAAGAAAGGGCTCCGTAAGGAAGGCCCTAAAACAGTAAGGAACTAGGAGGAGAAAAAAATGAATATCGCTTTTGCAAGATTTGAATGGACTTTCGAGGCGGAGAGGAACGGAAAGACATTGTGGACCGAGCAGGGGAAGAACATCGTCACCTACGAGGGCCTCAATTATATGCTGAACGCATCCTTCAAGGCCGGGACCCAGGAGACGGCCTTCTATGCGTCTATGTTCAAGAACAACGTCGTGCCGGCCCTTACCGACACGGCGGCCACGGCCCTCGGCTCCGGCGGACTTTATGGAGAGGTGACGGACGACGACATGGAGCCCCTCACCAACCGCCCGCAGGTTATCTGGGGTGACGTGACCGACGGAGTGGTGGACAACGCCGACAACCGGCTGGAGTTCACCTGTGTTGCTTCATCCCTTACGCTCTATGGTGGATTCCTCACTACCACTCAGCCGAAGCTCGACACGAGCGGGAAGCTCATTTGTGCCAAACGGTTTGAAGTCCCCAGAACCCTTATTCAGAATGACATTCTTTATGTTATCGTGCGGATCGTCTTGGTGAGCGGTTAATGCTTCGTAAGAGTATTTTTGGCGTTCAAGTAAGGACGCAAATAAGGTCTTGGGAGGAGAATCTCCCGGACGTAAGCAATTTTGTCCGGGGCACTTTTTCCGGGGAAGTGATCCCGGTCGGTCCCTCCGCCTTTCTTAGATATGAGCGACGCCCTCAATGGAGGGCGTCTTTGCAATTGGGTAATCGTCCCGAATACACGGACGCTTTACGGTCGTGCCTCCAGGATACGGAGACCTTTTCTTTCTGTGGGGCCGGGAACTGTAAGGCCGTCGTGATGCAGTTAGGTCGGGAAATCAATCTTAAAAACGTAACGATGACCTGTTCATGATAGATCGTCCTTTAGTTATAGACCAGTCCTTATTCAACGGTCAGGCCCACACCGATTGGTGGATCGAGTATGCCTCTCGGTGGACGGAGGCGGATTGTCTTGACTGCACGGACCCCGTTGAGATCACGGAGAACGAGCCCATCGGAGTTGACGGCCTATTTACGGGACCGGAAGTAAAGACCCCGGTCGGGCCTCCTCCAGGAAAGCCCCTATCTGGGATAATAGCCCCGGATGTCCCGGAGGACCGCAGAGGCTATTGGGCGGCCCAGATGAAGGGGCTTCTTCCTTACTTCCGCCGGCTAATAGAGGACGCCTACGCCGATTCCTCCATCGTAGAGAGGGACGCAATATTTTTTTCCGAGCTCCATGCCGGTTCTCTATCCCGTCTTTTCAAAGAAATTTCCTACGTGAAAAACGACGGGGCCGTGTGCGAGTTGGTCGTTTCTGGAAGCAACGAGATCCCACAATCTCTATGGGGAGCGTTGCGGGAAGGGTATGATCTGTCCTACGTGGACGGGTTTACTTCTTTTGCGGATGCTGACGGAGTATCTCCGGCGGACTTCTTTGTGACATGGCCTTTGTCTCCTGGAGCCCGAGCCATCTTAGGGGTAAATGCTTTTTACGTAGGAGATTCGACCGATTTTGTGTTTTCCAGGGGGGAGAACATCCTGGCCCGTATAGATAGGGCATCTTTTTCCGTTACCGGACAGCTCCTTTGCGGAAAAAGGGAGCCCGACTTGGCCCTGGGACACGGATTCACGGAAAATTATTTTTGGCTACTTTACGGAAAGACCGAAACCGCCTTAGGGGATACGGAGAAGCTCATAGTTCTGGAGAAGTCGGACATCGAGACGGCTATGGATTCGGAAAGCGCCCACCTTTATACGGAGGAATTTTATTTTCCGGCGAGGATTTTTCTTACCTGCTTCGAGCACAACGGGCGTTTCGTAGCCGTGTTTTTGCAGGCCGGAGTAGAGGACGACGGAAACGAATACCGCTATTTAGTATTTGTTGATCTTTTTAATCAGGCGGTAATTTCCACGTTCAAGATAAATATTTCTGCTCTTATGCAGGAGGCGTGGGAGCTCGCGCCGGACACGACGAAGGGCTCCTGCTTCATTTTCGGGACCGACATCACTCCTCGAGGGACCGGATTCGAGTTTGTGGCCTCTGTTAGCCTTTCTGTTTGCCATTCCAGTCGGACGCTAAACGCCTTCTTTCATTTTGTAGAGGGCGATGCCGGGCAGGAGTATCCTCACGACTACGGGACCGGAGTAGGGATGTTTTTGCGGAACATCTATGAGGTCAGTCCCCGCTACATGGCGTCGTGCATAATCAAGGACTACTACGACACAGACGAGGATAAGCGTTATCTTGTGGTTATGGGGTATGCTCCGGGAGCAATTGCTCCTATTGGCTTGATTCCGGGGGAATAAATGGGCGTCGAATATATCCTTGTCCCTCTTGACGACGGGCCGCTCACCTTCGAGACGGACCTGGATTCTATATTCAATTATCCAGACGCCACCGTTGTATTTGATCTTCTCGTAGGGCAAAGCACTTCTTTTTCTTTCGAGGCCGACGCTTCGGACGATGTTTTTCCTCTTAATTATCCCGCCGTAGAAGAGGAAACGTCCACGACGGACGAGTTATTCCTTCCGAACTATCCGGTAATTGACGAAACCGTCGATACCGTTTTTCGAGAAGGAGTTTCCTCTCCCTATGATCCCATTTTGGGAGAGCTGGTCTTTTTCAATGATGATTTTCCTTACACCTATTTTGTAGGGGATCTTCTCGAGTATGTCCTTTACGGTGTGGACGCCTATTACGATACGCTTATCTTTGGATTCGATTTTGAAGAGCGTATAACGTGTGCGCCCGAGTGTTTGATAGAAGTGTTTTTCATGCTCGATTTTTCGGCGCAGATCTTGTGTGAGCTTCTTTCGGACTTAACCTGGTTGTTCGGAGAGAGTTTGCGTCTTGTCCACGACTGCACGGCCTACGCCGTCTTGGAGAAGATAATTTCGGAGCAGGTGTCGGCGACCGGGGAGTGCGCCGGCGGGCGCTCGATCGAGGAGACCGCCGAGGAAGAGGTGACCCTCACGTTCTCCCTATCTGAGAGCGTTCAAGCCCTACTCGATGCCGTCGTCAAGTTCAGGGCCGAATGCTCGGCGTTCCAAACGTTTGGAAATGACCTGGCCTATACCGTAGAGGTCGGAACTGAATGTCTCATCGAGCATATTGCTTCCCTGGTGGCCCAGGCCACAATAGGATTGGAGATGGAGGAGCAGGCCGCCGCCGTTCTTCTCGGATCGGCCACGGCCTCTACCGAGTGCCTCATTCAGGTAATCAAGGAGCTCCTCTGCGACGACGAGGTGCGGGCCTCTCTGGATTTCCTCGGGCAGGCGGCTCTACTGCAACGGTTGACCGACTCCGTAAGAGTCTTCAAGGATTGCGAGCTCACCCAGGGAGTCGTTTGTTACGGCAAGTTTCGCCCCTATCAGCCGACCGTGTGCCTGCGAACGGAGATAAAAGGGGCCTCGTTCTACTCCTTCAATTTCTCTTCCGCCGTAGAGCACGACGGAACCCTCTACTTTGCCCTGGAGGACGGGATATATATGGAAGAGGAAGCGTCTGATTCCGGGGAGCTGGTCTTTTCCGGTCATCTTTCGCCTGGCGGACTGGTCCGCACGGACGCCGTGTTTGTTGACGGGGAGGTCGACCGCAATCCATATTTGATACAAAGGGTAGAGGGCTACACCAAGCTCTATGAGTTCGAGGGAAACAAGGTGCTTTGCGCCAGGGGCCTGCGGGGCCGGAAGCATCTTTATGCGACCGGCAAGTGGCGGGAGATCTATTCGATGCTTCTTAGGTTCTACAAGTCCGTAAGGAGGCTAAAGTAATGTTTTGGGCCGGCCACTTCGACACGATAGGCCGAGGGAAGTGTCCTCTTTCACTTTCCGGCTTGGCCCTTCCGCCCTACTTCGTCCAGGACGGAGACGACGAATACAAGAATATATTTGTGCGTAACGTCCTTCTAAAGGACTACATACACGATTGTTTTATCGATGTCCCGGTTTATACGTTCGTCCAGCCGCCTACTTTTCAGGCCGCCGTTTTTGTAAATTACGACGAGGTTTTCGTAGCGCCGAAACCGGAGTTGGGCTCTACGGTGACGCTCTATTACGGGACATCCGACGAGTGCCCCAACTCCGATTATGGGTTTAGGGTTTCCCGGGATACGGTTTGGCCGGATGGGTCCTTATACACGTCCCTTGGGATCACCGGCGTGAAGAGCATCGTCGGAGTAGGGGATGGAAACGTAACGGTTTCGATAGGTAACCGCATATATGTTATTTACTGGCCTTTCTCCGAGGTCAATTATTCGACCGTCCCGGATGATCACGGACAATGCATTCAGGCCCCGGCCGCCGAGGCTCTAAAGACGGGGACCGCCCTGGAGCCCAGGATTGTGGTTCTTGCGGATGAGCACGACGACTACGACTTCGGACGGGGATGGGTTCTCTACGAGCCGGACACCGGCGACTGGATCGTAGAAGGCGTTTATTCCCGCTACGACCCATCCACCGATCAATCTATGATCTACTACAAGAGGACCACGGAGGTAAGGGAATACGGGCCGTTTGACGGGCAGGTGCTATTTGCGAGTCGGTATAGCTTTGACCCGGATCGAATTTTGAAGCCCGCCTACGAGCCGGACCTTCTATTGGTAGCCACAACGAAGGCCGTCATCCATATAGTAGAGGGCGGGTTGGACTCCGCTTATTACCCTTCCTATCCCGTGTGGGGGCATTATTTGGGTTTTGCTTTTCGGGACAGGGCCGTCAATCCCGACAGCGGCGAAGAGGAGGATGTAATTCTCGAATACGGGATAAACTATACGGAGCAACTCTACGTCTTCGACGCCGACGGGAATTGGGAAGTTCTACGCCCGATAGATTATTTCTACGGGGATTTTTCTCACCCCGCCCTACCTTCTGGGATAAAATTCAGGGCCATTTGGGACGATCTTTGCCCTTATTATCACGTAGATACGGTCGAGATTTACCATCCCCCGTTTTTCGTTAAAAATAATAAGGTTTATACTAAGTTCCTTTATGAGGGTAACACTTATCCCACCACAAAGTTATTAGGAGATTTTCAGGAAATAATCCCCCGCAATCCGGCGATAGTGGTGCAGGACAACAAAGTAATTCCCGTAGTCGGTTACTGTAAGCGTTATTTTGCTCCGTGGAATAGGATCTGCTTCTAATGTCGTGTGAATTCAAAACCCCTACTCCGCCTACGTTGGCGGACATAAAAACTACTCTCGGCGACGTGACGTTGCCCGGGGAGTTTTCTTTTTCGTTCGCCCTCCCGGATTTTTCGGAAGAGGAGATTCCCGAGCGTCCTGCATTCCTCCGGGTCCCCGACCCACCGGACCTTCGGAAATACATAGAGGAGCTCCCCCTACCCGCCGGCGACGACTTTTACGATGATTTTTTGCGTCGGGTCATCGCCGACGTAAAGCTTTTACAGCGCCAGATTCTCCGTAAAATCCTTTCTACTTACACGGAAAAGTTTTTGGAAAGCCGCTCGAAGGAGGCGCAGAGAAATTGGAGCGTAATGGACGGGGCCGCCGAGTATGCTTACTACACCTTGCAGAGGAGCGTCCTGGAGGACGTGAGGGCCGCCGAGGCGGAGATAAAGCAGAGGATACTCGATCGGTTGGACAAAGCCGCCAAGGATCTTTTTTCTCTATTTTTGCGGGAGGATGCCGCCAGGATAGAGGTATTGCAGATGGAGTCGCAGATAAATCAAGCCGAGAGGGAGGCGTCTCTACGACGTTTTCGTTCCCTGGTGGATGCGGCTCTTGCGGAGGGGCGGGCCGTCGTTGCGGAGCTCCGGGCCAAGGTGGCCGCCGCCCGGGAAGTTTATATGCAGAACAGGAAGGCCATCATGGAGGCCCGTGTGCGGTTCGAGCGGGCGCTTGCGGAGATAGAGAAGGCCGATCTTGCCAATCAGGAGAAGGCCATTGCGTTCGAGCTTGCCGCCGCCAACGTGGATCTTTTGTTGATGATGGCCGAGATGGAGCTCCTACGAAGGGAGATAGTCGCCCTGGAGGGAAAGAAGTATGCGGCCCTCCTCGGTGTTTTTGCGGCGGAGATAGACAAGGCCAGAGCCGCTATCGAGCTCTTTCAAATTCCCTACCGCCTGGCCGCCGCCGAGCTTGCCGTTGCCGACGCAAAAATAGGGGCGCAGAGGTCTTTGTCCCGCCTCAATGCGGCCAAGCTTTCCCTATTGGAGCAGGAGGCCAGGACGGAGATCGCTAAGCTCAGCGCCGCCGAGAACGTGAACCGCTCCCGCCTGGCCGTCCTCGAGGAGAAGATCAAGGAATATCAGACCCGGATAGGGGCTCTTCTCGGCAGGTTCAAGGCGGGCGTGGCGCACGAAGAGGCCGCCCAGATTTACGACTTTTCCTCTTACATTTTAAATGAGCTCCTACCGAGGCTCCGTCAGGCTTACATAGAACGGGACGTTCTGCGGGCGGAGCACCGCCTAGCGATGGCCGATCTACGGGTAGCGGCGGAGAACTGGGAGGCCCGGGAGAACTACCAGATGATTACTACCGCCGGCGAGAAGCTGGGGACGAATGCGAAGACGAGGGAGATAGCACGTGCTACGATAATTGCGAACGCCCGGGTAACGGCGAATCTCATTCACGTGGTAGGAGGGTAAATGAGCACGTGGATCATCCTTCCCGAACCGGACGTTTCCTTTACGCCGTTCGAGGCCGAGTTCACCGGCGGATGGGAGTGCTCCCTCGACAATCCTCCTTTCTTCGAGACGGCCTTCCGCATCACGGCCCCGGCCATCCCAGACGCCCCGGAACCGGAGATGGAGTGGAAGGTTTATCTCCCTCGGGAGCTGACAAAGCCCTCTTTACGACCCCCCGAGCGAATAAGCATTCCGTTCTTTACGGTCCCGGAGGCTCCGGAGCTCACGCACACGGAGATAGGGGAACCGCCTACACCGGTTGACGTGGTGGTTGACTGGCCGGACGTGACCTTCGAGGACGTAGATTTTTCCTTCCCCATCGTCTCGACGCCTACCCGGATAGAGGTGAAGCCGATAACGCTTGACGCCGAGATGGAGGTCCTCCCGGAGATACCTACGATCCCGGCGGACCCGTCGCAGGTCATTTCCAAACGTTTGGAATGGGCCGTTGACCGGTTTTCCCTGGACGACCTGAAAGCACTCCTCGAAACCCTTACGGCCAAGGAAGCCAGGTTCGGATTTCCTTTTTCCTTCCAGGGACGGGCGAAGGAGTGGCTGACGGCCAACCTTTACGAGATAGACCGAGAGTGGAAGGCCCTCATAGACGACATTCCGGCTGAATTTTCGCCGGAGGTCCTGCGGCAGATAGCCCTCGAGAAGATAAAGTTAAAAATTCAGGAATGGCTCATTCGGGTGCGGGAGGAGGCGGCCCGCTACGATTATCAGGTAAGCGTCGTGGACATCTATAATAGAGGCGTGGGCGAGCGCCTCGCCCTTATGGTCCAAGAATACGAGACGCTGATAAATGCCAGGATACAAGCTCTCGCCGACGCCCTCGACAATTTCATGGGGCTCAGCGAGCTGGAGATGTTTTCTATTCGTGTGCGGTCGGCGATGCTCAAGCTCAAGGCCAAATACGCCAATGAAATAACAAAGATTCAGCGGACCGTGAACGCCATTAATCGGCAGATGATCGGGCTTTACCGAAATGCTTTATCTTTGGTCACGCAGATGGCCGACATTTGTTCGCTGGCCGCCAAGAAGGCGGCGCTCCAGGCCCGCTGGGATTCGACGGCCTTGTCGTTGCAGGTGGAGCAGGCCCGCTACGCCGAGCTGGACGCCCGCCGGCAGGCCCTCCTCTACGAGTCCGAGACGATAGGGTTGGACTACGGGATCTTGAACGAACGGGCCGACTTGGCCCTGGAGCAATACGAGGCGTCGCTCGAAGAGCTTGCGGCCAAGCACGAGACCCTTCTTGAAAGCTTCAATTTGTTGAAGACAACCGCCGACTTGTTGGAAGAGAAGGCTCTTACCGAGAGGGATGCGACGCAGGCGTCGGCCCTGCGGGCGCACGCAAGCCTTGTCCGTCAGGCGGCCTACGAATACTTGAACGCCATGCGGGTCATCTCGAGCGTAACGGGGTCCTGCGCCTACTATGCGGCGGACCTGCAAGCGGCGGCCAGGGAGATAGAGGCCCGGACGAACGCCGCCTTGAAGCGGACGGAGGCTTACCAAGACTCGAGCCTCATAAGGGATTGGCTTTACAGCCACGGCGTCATCGCCGCCCAGAATATTCTTTCGGAGGCCAATATTACGAGCCGACTGGTAGAGGTCTATGAATAATGCTTTCTCCGAGGAAGCTGTTATTCGAGCACCGGCCCGTCTCTTACTTGCGGACCGCCCGCCTCTTGAATTTTGATTATTCTCTTTCGTCACCTACCGTAGGGATCTCTCCCGTTGACCTGATTTTTTACGACGACCCAGAATTCTCGAGAACCGTGGCCATCTTGGAGCAGAATTTCTCGATAGACGGGATCTCTTTGAAGATGCATCCGCAGGGATACCGCTACGTCCAGAGGTATAACCCCGACTATTACCAAGGATCCTTAGAGCCTTATCCTCATTTGCAGTATTTGTGGAAGGACGAAGGGCCGGTCTTCTTTGCCGTGGGCGTAGGGGTGATGGCGCATTGGGCGGAGAACGCTCCGCACGACTCGACGCTCATCGGACACGCCTTGGTAAGAGGCTTGTCAGATACGGATTATCCGTCGTGGCCGCCGTGCGTTATGCAACAATTTCCGTATTTGGTGATGTCCCCGGAAAACACAGAGTTCGTAAAGATAGAGCGGGAAGAGAGCTCTTACCTGGGATGGTATAAGCCTTTCGTCGTCATAGGGGAGCGGAACGACAAATACTGTGAGCTTTTCTTCGGAGGGGACGAGACGGAACTGAGTGACGAATACTGGCCCCTATTGTCCATGAACTCGACCAAGACCGTCGGCAGAACCCTGTTTTTGTTTTCTTTTCACACCTACGCCCCGGATCGAGAAGACATAGAGGCCGAGGAGATTTTCGTGCCCTACAACATCCTCGATCGAGGGAACGCCGTTGGTTCTTACGAGACGAAGGTTTTGTGGGAATCTTTCGGCCCGGACGACGTAGGTAAATATTATTGCTATCGCAATTCTTTTCGCATTTGGGAGCCCATCGGATTTTTTCTCCTATTCAATCAAGAATACATCCTGAAATTCATAGGGACTTGGTTCGGGCACTATGCGGACACCGCCGCAGATTCTTTGTCGTGGGGCTATGCTTTGTTTTCTTATTACGTTTTGGACGAGGACTACTTCGACGAGCTCGGCGTTTGGCGGGGATGGGACCAGCTTCATTTATGCTTCGACGGAGTGGGATGTTCTCCGAGTGTAGTCCTCTCGGCCATAGACACGGGAGGATCAATCGGTTACGAGGACGGCGTTTTTACGTTCGTCACCTATTGTCCTCGATGGATAGAGAACCGTTATTTTCCTTCTTGTTGTGCTGTTAACCGTTGGTATAAGGAAGGTTACGTCCACGTGGACGAGACCGACGAGGCCCGGCGGGCCAGGGTCCAACTCTTTTGGGACGCCATTCAAAATGAGGATCTCTCCGTTTTCGACGAGATAGCGACCGGGACCTACCCTTACGACGACGATGGAGAAAAATATACAAACGACGACAACAATTTCTGGGAGGCCAATGTCGGCGGATTGATCCTCGATCATCCTCTATTCGATTTTTCGGTGGAGACATGGGAGACGAAGAAAGAAGAAACTTACCACGCCATCCGGTCCCTATTGGGGACGTAGCGCAGGCGTTCAAGGGTCCGCACCACCTTTTATGGAAGCTCCGGGCGGGCCTTGAGGACGAGATGGGCCTCGGCCCCTACGTCCCGGCGATGGGCGAGGTCTATACGTTCTCCGACGCCAAGGGGCAGGTCTCCGGACATGCCTTATTCCTCGGCGGCCTGGCCGCCTTGAAACTAAAGGAGTATTCGGTAGAACTTCCGCCGGAGCTACAATGCGGGCCTCATTCGGTAATTTCCGGCTATCCTTACTGCTTCTACATTTATCCCATCCGTGTGCGGTGTGCGCATGGCCACCACTTCATAGGCGTGCAGATTTTCCGCCTCGTTGGCCTGGACAAGACCGGGAGGGAAAAGGAACTGCGTCCGCTGGTCGTGGGGCACTTCCCCTACAATCCAGGGGACTGGCCCTACGTTCCCCTCATAGACTGGCCTCGGACGGTAAAAACCTACGGTATGATTCCCCTAATTCACTCCCTCTATAAGAAGGTAGAGGGCTGGGAGAACATGAATTATCATGAACGAGAGATGGTAAAGAAGTATGTAGCGGAGAAGAAGGAATCTCCGACGCAGGACGATTACGAGAAGCAGGCCGCCCTCGGCCTGTATTGGTTTCGTTTACTACCTTACGCAATAGTCTTGGAGGAGGAGTAGTAATGGCGGCACCGGTCCAAGGATTGCCATACGCAATAGATTGGGATGCTTTGAGAAACCTGATGCGGGAAAAATACACGATGCGCTACGGGTCGGTCGGTCCCCGGGACGCCTTACGTAGCGCTCAGGCGTCCTACTATCAGCAACAGGCCGCCGCCATCCCCGTGCAGACGGCCACCGAGGCCGACTACCGTAGGGCCTTGGCTCAGGAAGCCCTTACGAGGGCGGAGGATCTCATTCCGGCCCAGGCACAGGCGACCAGGGCCAGGGCCGATTATCTTACCGCCGGGGCCTTGGGCGAGCAGGCCCGTGCTACGTTGCTTATTCCCGCCCAGGCGACGGAGACGATGGCGAGGGCCAAGATGGCCATTCCTATGCAAGCCCTGGGAACGATGACCTCGATTACGTCGGCCATCAATCAATGGATACACCCCGACGTGCTCATGGGTCTCGGCGACATAACTGAGCTCTTCCTTGGAGGTTTGAAATGAGGAGAACGGCGCTTCCTACCTTTGAGCAGATAAGTGCACAGGCCGTCCCCGACTGGTGGGGCTACGTCGAGCCCGCAATTCAAGGCGCGGCCCTGCGGATGCAGGAGCAGATAAATCCCGTGGGGATCATCATGACCCGCCAGCGTAGGGCGAGGGGCGAGATGCCGTTCTCTCCCGGGACGGCGGCCAATCCCTGGGCCAGGGTGAACGAGCTCCTGCGCCATCCGGCCATGAACCCCCAGGCCGCCAAATACGTCCTTGACTACGTAACGATGCTCTCCCGGGCGACCGCCGGCGACAGTCAGGCCCTTCTTGAGGTAGCCAAGCAATGGGACGCCCATCTAAAGGCCATGCTCGACGCCTTTACGAGGGAGACGGACCCGGAGAAGAAGAACGCCCTTATGGGCCAGATAGGAAAGCTAACCAGGGTGCGTAACATTCTTTATCAGCGCCTCGGTGTTCCGGTAGAGGCCCCGGCCATGCCGGGAGGCGCTTTGCCGTCACCCATGCCCGCCGGGCCGCAAGCCGGAGGAGCCATCCCTATCAACCCGCAAACCGGTCTTCCGTTGCGCTAATTTCCAAACGTTTGGAACGGAGGAGTCATGGCCGAGGAAAAATGGGGAGAGCTGATTAGAGAAGCCCAGAAAAAGGGCATAGACATCAATCAATATATCCTCGAAGGCGTCCCCTATGAGACCCTAAAGAGCTACGTCGAAAAGATCCCCACCAAACGTGGAGTTCTCGGCGAATTCACCGCCGGGATGGGCCGGGCCGCCCTGGCCGTCGGAGAGGGCGTGGCCGGTCTCGGAGAGATGCTCCGCATTCCCGGGGCGGAGAAGGCCGCCGAGTTCTTCGAGGAGAAGAAGAAAGCCCTCGCCCCGGCCCCGGACATAGGACTTGCGGCCAAGGTGGCCGGCTACGTCGGCGAGGCCATTCCCATGTTGGCCGGTGCCTTTCTGGCCCCGGAGGTGGCCATTCCGGCCTTCGGCCTCGAGGCCGCCGGCGAGATCTACCACGAACAGCCGGGGGAGAAGAAGTCCGCTCTGCGTGCCCTCGGAGCGGGGGCCGTCGTAGGGGCCGCCGGGGCCATCCCCTACGGGAAGATAGCGGGTAAGGCGGGCATCCGGGCCGTGTCCCGTGCGGCCACCAAAAAACCCTTCGAGGCCCTGGCCAAGGCCGCCGCTACCGCCGAGAGAAAGGTTCCCCTCAAAGTGCAAAAGAACATTGCCTACCGCCTGGCCCGCCAGGCCGGGGAGAAGGTGGTCTCCGAAGGTGTAGCGGGGGCCGCCGCCCGGGAGGCCGCATCCCTTCCCTTAACCTTCTATGGAATGAACCTGGCCTATGAATACGGCCTTACCGGCCAGGCGTCCCCCAGGGATCTCGCCGCTTTCTTCATAAACACCCCGGAGGGGCGTAGGGAACTACTCGCTCAGGCCATCCTCGGTGCCTTCTTCGGTGCCGGCGGAGAGGGCGTAGAGCGCCGCCTCGGAAAAAAGCCCCTCGAGAAAGAAATCCCTACCGAAAAGCCCAGGAAAAAGATCCCCTACGACCGGAAGCTGGTAGAGGAAAAAATAAGAGAAAAAATCTATAAAATGTCCGACGAAGAAATAGAGAGGTATTTGACCGAGATCGCCTCTAAGCGTCGGGAAAAAATAGTAAGCGACCTAGAAAAATCCTTACGGGAATTCATAAAGTTCGACAATTTGCCTCCTGTAGAGCGGGATGCAGTAAAGAAAATTTTAAAGGAGTATGCGACCGCCCTCGAAAAGACAGTTTCCGGGATAGAGGCCGAGAGGGAATTGCCTACGCTTGCCCGCCGGCGGGAGGAGGTGGCCCGGGCCGCCGAGAGGATAGAGCCGGAGAGGATCGTAGAGGAGGCGGTCAAGGAGGTGGAAGCGCAGGAGCCTCCGAAGCCCCTCGACAAGGAATTTTTACGGGCCATGAAGAAGCTCGAAGAGGGGAAGGTGGAGGGTGAGGGAATTCTCATTCCCACCGAGTTCGGGCTTCTTCCTCCGGGCGAGGCCGAGAAGAGAAGGGTCCTGCTCGAGGCCCAGCAAGCGCTGGCCAAGCCCCCGTTCGAGAGGACGGCAGAGGATCTTCTCGCCATACGTAAGGCTAACGAGCTCGGCCTCGAACCACAGGTCCTCACGCCGAAGCAGGAGCCTCCGAGGGAGAATGTATCTCTTATCATCCCGGAGGAAGCGGACAAGCCCTATCGGAAGATAAGGGACGTTCTGCCGGAGGAGGAGCGCCGGCGGATCATAGAGACCTTCGACAAGATAGCAGACAGGCGTCGGCGGGAAGTCGTCGTTGACACGGGCCGCAAGCGCATTCGTCTGGTCAAGAAGGCCCGACCGGAAGAGGTGCAGGCCGTCAAGGCGACCGCCCCGGAGCCCGTGGTAGTGGAGAGCATCCTCTCCAAGTTCGCCAATCCCATAGAAGAAGGAAAAAGGAAGTTTAGAGTCGAGCTCCCGGAAGGGGAGCGGGAAGTGGCGAAGATGGCCGCCGAGTGGGCCATGAACTCCTTTTACAACATAGGTAAGCGGACGCTCTTTCCCGAGTGGGCGAAGAAGAGGGGATGGACGCTAAAGGACATCGAGCGGTCCGTAAACAAGTTCAAGGAGGACCAGCCCCTTACCAAGAAGGAGTGGTCCATCGTAAAGACTCTTCTTGAAAACGCTCCTTGGGACAAGATTCGGGCCTACGAGGGGAGGCCCGTGGTGGGAGAGCGGATAGTAGGAGCGCCGGAGGAGATTGCTCCGAGGGAGATAACGCTCGACCACGTGGCCCGGGAGATAGCCGGGGAGACGCCGGATGCAGTCCGCCGGCGGACCGCCGAGATGATCTACGAGGTGGCCTCTCAATCTCCGTTTTCTCCTACGGCGGCGGTGCAAAAGCTCTTGCAGATCCTTCCGCCCCGGATAGCGAAGACCCTTCATGCCTATGCCCGCAATCCCGAAAAGTCCAGGATAGGCGAGATCATCAAGAGGATTACGTCGGAGGACCCGACGGACGAGGCCGTGAGGGCCGAGCTGATAAACGAACTCGAAGGAGAACTTCGTCGCTGGAGCGATAAGATCTTCACGGCCACGGACTACGAAAATCTGCACCAGTTGGCGAGGGAGAATCCCATTCGGGTCCTCGAGGGGCTGGAGCGTCTGCGTGAGCGCTACACTGGGATCAAGACCGACCCCGAGGTCTATCGTGGGATCATGGAGGATATTCAGCGGGCCGTTGACGAGGCCAACGAGGCCGTGCGCCGGATGCTCGAGGAGAATCCCGCCTTCGACTTCGGCATAGCCGACATTGTGGAACGAAAGCCGGTCGAGTGGACGACGGTCGGGCCGTTCGTGGCCGTAAAGGTTCCGCTACTAAAGATAAAACACGGAGTCCCGTTGGAAGAGCGGACGGATTATAACTTTCTCCGCCGCTACCTGGAGAATCTGGACATGGAGAACCCGGTAGATGCGGCGACGGCGGAGGACGTGCGGCTCGCAATGATGGATCTCGAAAAGTTCCCGTCCATGTCCATAGACTTCGACGAGGCCGTTTTCGTCTTCGATCCCCAGGGAAAAATAGCGGACAAGGAGACGCTCAAGAAAGCCCTACTCAACGAGCTTCGGGCCGTAAATCCCGGGGTTAAGTTCAACAAGAGCGTCGAGAAGCTCCTAGACAACATACGGGTTATCGGGCCGGAGGAGTATATTCTCTTTCCCCGGGACGCCGATACCGGGCGAGTGGATCTCGCCACCTACTTGAAGAACACGGTCAAGGCCGCTCAATTCGAGGCGGCCAAGCCCCGGATAGTCCTCCTCGAAGAGAAGATCCCGCCGGCCATGAAGCCGGAGGACGTAGAGGCCCTCCTCTACCATGAGGCGAAAAAGAGGTTCGCCGACCTGGTTCGCCTGGAGGTCTTGAAGAAGGACGCCCCCACGGCCCAGATGATCATCCAAATGTTTGGACCGAGGGTCGCCGGTCTTACGGCGATCGTAAGGGACCGGCCCACGGTGGCGGTTCTTCTCAATGACCATACGAACCCCATAAAGACCCTCTTCCACGAGCTATTTCACGTGGCGGCCCACCACTTCACGCCGGAGGAAGTAAGGGTCTTCGAGAGGAAGTGGGGTAAGAACTGGGAGGAGACCGCCGCCGAGGAGTTTGCAAAATACCTTTGGCAAAAGGACTATCAGCCGGAGCCCTGGTATAGAAAGGTCTTCAACGTTCTCAAGGACTACTATGAGCGCCTCACCAATGCCCTACGTGGCATAGGGTTCGAGAGCACGTATGGGGTCTTCGATCGGATAGATCGAGGAGACTTCATTGCGAGGATAAGGGAGGAGCGGAAGTGGCCCGGTCGCCAGAACATCTCCGAGCACTACCGTGATCTCGCCCTCCGGGACATCGTTTCGCTCTTGCCGGACGAGGAGGTAAAGGTTGCCCTACGTGAGGCCGACCAAGAGGCGTTCGTCCTACCGTCGCAGGAAGAGTTGAAGGAGACCATGAAGCCCGGGCGCTTCGTGGACACGGCCAAGTTCTTCCTGGCCGATATGGTCTCTGCGGCCAAGATAGCCTTCGGGAAGAAGTATCCGTTTTGGTATAACTTCATTACGCCTTCCTTCGTAGCCAAGAAGAACGAGGCCGTGGCCGCCGTTTATCGGCTCCTCGAGAGGTCGGCGGTAAAGGCCAACGAGATCGTCATGGAGGGCTACGAGCCCGTCTATGCCCGCTACAAGAGCCTTTCCGAGGTGCAGGCCAAGGCGTTCAACAAGATCGCCTATTGGGCGGGCGTGAAGCAGAGGGTTCTTTCCTTGGAAGAGATGCGGGCCATCGCCCGCCGGGAGGGCTTCAAGCTCTCCGAGCGTGAGCTCCAGGAGATAGAGTCGGTATTCAGGGCCTATAAGAAGTTCGGGGACTATCTCTTCGTAGAGCAGTCGAAGGCGATTTTCACGAGGATTCTCGCAAGCCATAAGAGGGACGTGTCCGATATGAACTTCGCCCGCCGGATAGCGGCGGACTACCGCCTGCTTGATCGTTTCCGACAGGAGTTTAAAGATCTTCCGCCGGAGGAGGCGGCGGACCGGGCCTTCTTCAAGGCCGTCGATTATCTCAAGGGGATAAACGACGAGCTCGGCGTCATCATCGAAAAGTTCTTCGTCCACGAGGATCGTCTATGGGGCGACACGGACCCCAGGGCCGAGGCCCTCGGCAAGCTCAAGAAGCTCCGGGAGAAGATAGCCGCCGAGGCCCCGGAGCTCCTCGAATACTACGACAATATCTTCTCTCTTTTCGATCGCTACGAGAACTACTGGGAGAACCTGCGCAATTTCTTCTACGCTCCTCGGGTAAGGGAGGGCGGAAGGTATGAAGTCCGGGTGATGAAGAAGGTGGACAAGGAGACCTACGCCAAATACATGGGCCTCGATCCGGCCACGCTCCCGGACGACCGGCCCTACTATATCCTTGCCGGCTACTACACGACGAAGAAGCGGTTGTCGGACTCGGCGGAGCAGGTGGAGAAGCAGAGGATCGTAGAGGCGTTAAAAAGGAAACTCGGCGAGGACGTTCTCGTTACGGAAAACACGGTAGAGCGCAGGGAGGTCTATTCTAGTGGCAAAGAATGGATCGTTTTGCACGGGCGCATCCCGGAGAAGGAAACCCTTAGCCTTACGAGGGCGATGGAGCTCTCTCCGACGGAGCTCTTTGAGGTCATTCATCATCTTTTATCGCAAACGCCGGAAAACCCCGAGATAGAAAGGGAAGTATCGAAGTATTTGAAGACGGCGGCGGACCGTCTGGTCGCCCAGTTCTCCTATGCGAAGGCCCGGCAGTTAAGCCGAACCATTCTTCCTACGGACATCCCGGCGATCATGGGGTTCTCCGAGGACGTGGTGGGGACCTTCAACCGCCACGTCATCAATATGGCGAACTTCATAGCGAACTCCTACTTCCTGGCCGACTACATTCCCTTACGGACGCATTCGGCCTTCAAGCAGGTCATAGACCCGGAGACCGTTCAATTCTTGAACCGCTGGGTCTCTATGGTAACGGCCCCGTTGAACGAGACGGCCCGGTTCGTCTATAAGACGAGGGCTCTCGCCGCCTTCTACTTCTTGGCCTTCCGGGTGAGTTCGGCGGCCATAAACCTTTCTTCCATCATGACCACGGCCATCCCGGAGCTTTCGGCCTACGTCGAGGCCGTGAAGGGGGAGGCCGGACTCATTCCGAAGAGACGGCGGGTGCCGCACCACAAGAACGTCGTAAAGGCCGCCGGTGCCTGGAAGAAGGCCGTAGCGGACATCGTTGACTTTTGGCGGAAGCCGGGGACGCAAAAGCTCTCCCCGGAGGAGAAGGCCATGCTCGACACCCTCCGCAAGGAGGGAATCGTCGCCCCTATGTTTCTGAATACGATAAGGATGGAGGCCCTGGGGGCCTTCGGCAGGAATCTCCAGTCCTTCATGGACATGGGAATGATTCCCTTCCAGTTCACGGAAGAGAAGATGAGAGAGGCCGGGGCGCTTGCCGCCTACCGGATCTTCCGTGAGCGTGGCCTCAATCACGAAGAGGCGATAAACCAAGTCCGTCAGTATATTCGGGACGCCTTCTTCGACTATACCCGAATAAACCGCTACTGGTGGACGAACCCCGGAAATACGCTCGGCGCAATTTTGAACATCCCTACGACCCTCGGCGGGTTCATGTTCAATTATTTGTCCTGGCTGATAACGGGCCTCCACGAGACCGGTGGTGGGATTTATCTCGATAAAGCATTGCTTTCGTTCGCCGCCTTTGCGGCCCTCGGCGGAGCCTTCTCCATGCCCTTCGTAGGGGATATGCTCGATGCCGCCGAGAAGCTGTCTAAATTGATGGGGCATCCGGTCATCGTTCGGAAGAAGATCGAGAACGTGATGAGGGATCAATTGGGAGACGGGATAACGAAGGCCCTCCTCTACGGCCTTCCCCATGCGGCGGGGATCGTTGACTTCGGAGCGGCCCTTCGGGTAGAGCTTCCGGTCCCGAAGTCCCTTACGCCCGACGACCTTTTCAACTGGTTCTTCGGCGTCCACGCCACGGAGTTCAAGAGGTTGTCGAAGGCGTGGGAGAGATACCGCTACGGGGATTACTGGGGAGCGCTGGCCGCCGTGGTCCCCTCGATGGCCCTATCGAACGCCCTGGAAGCCCTCAAGCTTTACGAAGTAGGGATGGAGACCAGGGGCGGGACGCCCATAAGGGATCTTGAAGGGCGGATATTCAAGCTCACGGCCCCGGAGGCGGCGTTGAAGGCCCTGGGCTTCCGTCCGGCCCGCCTGGCCGAGATGCAGGATCTCCTCTACACGTCGAAGAAACTATCGGCCATTCTCAAAGAGGAGAGGTCCGAGCTCCTTGCCAGGTGGCTCAGAGCCCGGACCCCGGAAGAGCGCAACGAGGTCATGAAGGAAATAACGGAGTTCAATCAAAGGATCGCCCGATTCAAGGGCATCGTCAGGCCGATAACCGCCGAGTCCCTACGGCGGAAACAAAAGATAGACCCGAACCGGATGATACGGACCGTTCCGCTCATATAATCCGATCCTTCTTGAGCTTCCTGTTCAACTCTTGCAGGCGCTTTACGAGCGCTTTGAACTTGCTTTTCGGAAGCTCGTAGTAGGTGTGTCTCTTCTTGCAGTTCTCACAGAAATAGCGCCTGCGGGTGTAGCGCAGGCCCTTCCTGCCGTAGTAGGGAAAGCGAAGCTCGAACTTCATAAGGGTTCCGCAATCCGGACACGCCGGATGTGGTGCGTGATACTTCTTTCAGAGCCAGTTCAAGAACTCTATAAAGCGCCTATTTTTTTCCGTAATTTCGCCCATGAGTATTCCTCCAATTCTCCGTCGTATTCTTTCAGGTCGGCCCAGGAGCGTCCGCAGGACCCGTCGGACTCTACCTTGTAGCCGACCTTTATTCCAAAATGCTTGCGGACGTAGGCCGGAGCCCCCTGCTCGAGGGCAAATTTTAACAGGCCCATCGCCCGCGGGAACTCCTCCTCCGGCCCGTAGAAGCGGATGTCGTCGTGAATGAACACCCGCATCCTCGACCGAAGGCCGAGCTTTTTCGCCCACCGGTTGAATAAATAGCCTCCTATGAGGCCCAGGTCCGAGGAAAAATTCTGGATTATGAAATTGATGGCCTGCCGCCAGGCTCTTTCCTTTTCAGCCTTGGTCATCCGATCGAAGTTCGGGAAACGTCTCTTCCTACCCAAGACCCCCCGGACGTATTTGTAGCGGGAGAGTATCTCCCACACCTTGTTGTGAAATTTAACGATCTCCGGGTAGGCGGCGAAGAATTTTTCGACCTTTTCCGTCGCCTCCTCGAGGCTCATGTCTATGCCGTAGTCCACGAGGGCCGTCCGCTGGACCGTCCGAGGCGTGCCCCGGTAGATGAGTCCGAAATTGATGGGCTTGGCCGCCTGACGCATTTCCTTCGTTACTTCCTCCTCCGGCACGCCCGATATAAATGAGGCCGTAAGGCGGTGCGGGTCCTTACCGGTGGCGAAGCATTCTAGGAGCAGGGTGACGCCGGCCAGCCAGGCCATTATTCGCAGTTCGGACTGTGAAAGGTCTCTGCTCCCTATCAGCCATCCCTCTGGGGCAACAAATACTTCGTTTATCTTTTCGAGGTAGGGGAGGCCCCGCTTAGGTATATTCTGCATATTCGGGTTGAACGAGGCCGTCCTACCGGTAACCGTCCGCCACAGGACGAAGTTCGGATAGATCTTCCGGCCACGGAGCCTCTTCTCTACGCCTTTCAAATAGGTTCCTAGGAGCTTCTCCAGCTTCTTAATATGGATGTATTTCTTGACGATCTCATTGTCGCCGTAGTGTATTTCGAGGTCGTCGGCGCTGAGTGCCGGAAGACCGCTACCCGTGTAGGCAAAGGGCTTTAGCCGGAGCCCCTTCGGATGCGTAAAGAACCACTCCCGGAAGAGCCGGTCGGTCGTTATCTTCAACCGTCCTTCGTATTTCTTCGCCAGCTCTTTCGGCAGGTGTTTGAAGAGCTCGGCGGTCTCCTCGATGATCTTTTTCTCTATGAAGCGGATGTTTTCTTTCAGCTTCTCCACGTCCACGTCTATACCGGCCATAGACATTTCGGCGAGCAGGTCCGTTATCGGCAGGACGAACCGGACCCAATAGCGGTAGAGGAGGGGATCTTTTACTAGCTTCTTGTGCATCTTTATGAAGGAGTCGTAGGTGGCCCGGGCGTCTATGCCCGCATAGGCCACCAACTGATGCCGAGGCATTTGCGACGGGGTGTGCCGCAGGCCGCCGGCCACGTCCTTGATGTTGTTCCATTTTGTATAAGCCGAGGCGATGTTTTCCAAAGAGATGTCCATATTCTCGTCGAGGAGATGGGCCATAGGGAACAGGTCTATCCAGCGTGGGCCTTTGTAAGGGATCTTGAGGGCCTTACAGGTCTCCTCTTCGACGGGGCGGTTGGCCACGACGAGAAGCCGACCCGGCTTCACCACGTTTCGGAGGGACTTTTCCATGTTTTCTCCGTCGGCTACGACAACCGTTTTCCTCTCTGTGGCGAAGGAAAGGGCATAGACCCTGCGCCTACCGTTTTCTTCCTCGAACTCCGAGTCGAAGGCGACCACCTTGGCCGCCGTCCAGTAGGGACGTTTCAGGTCTATCACGTCGCACTTCGTCTCCGCCTCGGAGATCTCCTCGCCGAGAAGGGGCCGAAGAACGGCCTTCAAGTCGTTTTTCCAGATGGCCATAAGGGAGGCCGGCTTTCCCATGCGGATCAAGTAGGAGGGATGGAAGGCCGCCCCGGCCAGGTATCCGCCGAGGTCGAACAAGCGTCCCCGGGCGTCCTTATAGGCCGCTCTCGGTATGACCGCCCTGGAGGCTATCTCCCCTAAACAGAGGACAACCTTCGGCCCGACGATCTCGATGCATTGCCGGATGTTGTCCTTACAGGTCTTTACGGCCTTCCTTATGTCCGCTTTTTCCTCTATGACGCAGAGACAGGCGTTCGTAATCGAATACTTCTCTCGGCCCAAGCCGGCTATCTCCTCCAGGGTGCTCATGAGGAGCTGACCGGATTCCCCTACGAAGGGCCGGCCCGCCCTTTCCTCGGCCTTCCAAGGGGCCTCTCCCACGATCAACAGGTCCGTGCCGGGCCGGAGCTCCGGCGGGACCTTTGGAAACCTGTTATAAGCGGCGCATTCCTTACAGCGCAGTTTGATCTTAGGCTTGCTCGTCGACATTTGCATCCTCCCCAAAACAGAGCTTCACGTAGGGGCACTTCTTGGCCCGGCCCCATTGCGTCTTACACGTCCGGGGCGGGAACCATCCGTCCTTCACCACGGAAACCACCTGCCGCAGGCGCAGGCGGTATTCCTTTTGTATCTTCGGGTCCTTGGGGACCCAAAACGGCTTGAGGATCTCCGTTGTCTGCTGTTTGGGGATATAGACGACGAAGCCCCCGGACGTGTCGAAGTCCCGCTTCAATAGGTCTCCGAGGAGCAGATAGTATTGCAACTGCCACTTGTGGGGGACCAGGGGCTCTTCGAGCCCGACGAAATCCTCTTTCTTGATGCTCTTGCACTCGACGACGTAGCGCCCTCCAACGGAGACGAGGAAATCCGGGTTCCCGCAGATGTAGAGGTCCTTCACCCGAAGGAACATCGGCTTCGTGGATTTCCCTTCGAGAAGTTCCTTTACGAGATCTTCGAGCACTCCGCCTATGCGGAACGTGAGGAGGGTCGTCGGAGGGAAGGACTGCTCCGGGGCGTAGGGTAGTCCCCGCTCGTAGGCGATCGCCAGACGCCGGGGACAGAAATCATAAAGGTCGTGGGCGTGCAATTCCAAACGTTTGGAATTCCTCGTCGAGGTTCTATTCCTCTGAGCGTAGAGGTTCTTCGTCGCCCTCTGTATCAGCTCTTTCTCGAGATCCTTCATTTCTCCTCCTCTTATAGATGGAGTAGAACAACCTGTCCTTCGTCAGCACAGCGGCCAGGAAATCTAAGGTCTTGAGCAGAATCGAGACCTGTTCCAGCGTTACTTCTTCCTCCTCGACCCGCCTTTCTACGTAGTCGAGGAGACGGCGTATGAGGTCGAGGAGCGTCTTGACGTGTCTCTTCTCCGGCTTGATCCGCCGGTGGGTCCGCTCCACGACCCGGAGGCCCATGAGGTCTATGAGCATGGCCTCCGTTAGATCCACTATCGAGAAAGCTAATTTCTCGTCTTCGGTGAGTTCTTGCTGTTTTTTCGCCATAGCGCCTCTATTTGCTTGTCCACAAGGAAGAAAGGAAATTCCTTGGCCGCCGAAAAGAACTTTCCGGCCCTATCCCAAATCCCCTTCACTTCCACGAAAACCCCATAAGAGGGAAGAAAGAAGTCGGGAACATAGACGTGTTTTTTGAGGCGGATCACGTAGGGCTCATGCTCGACGGGCGTGTGCGGGGCGAGGAGCCCGTAAACGCTTTGCTCGAGCTTGGAGCAAAAGGCCCTCGTGATGGGATACCGCTCGAGGTTGTAGTAGCGGGGGCCGTAGCCCTGGGCCTCCAGGTAGGCGACGAAGCACTTGGCCGAGCAGGTGGGCGGGTAATATTGAGCTCCCCGCAAATTTTTGTGGATAAATTCCCTCCCGCAAATAGGACACCTCTTTACGACTGCCATAGTTTCCTTATGACTTCTTCGTAGTTTTCTCTTATTTCGATGTAGAGTTCTTTTAGTGTCTTGTAGTGGCAGTCCTCCCATACCCATCCTCCTTTTTCTTTCTTCAACAGACCAGCCCCCTCCATTTCTTTTGCTATTACCTGGGGACAATCCGTGTCCCCCTTCTTGAACGGCGGCTTGTCCACAAGGAAGTAACGGAAAATTCCTATTTCCTTCGGAATGCCGCCGGTCTTGTTTTTCTCTATCCGAAACTGCACTTCTAACTTGACCGGGCGTTTTTTTGAGTCCTTTACGAGGGACGTGGAGTAGAACTTCACTTCCAAGGAAGTAATGAAGTTCTGAAACTCTCCACCGGGCTTCGTGTCTCCCCCGCCCCAGGTCTGCTTGGCGACCTTCTTTCGGACCTGGTTTATGAGAAGGACCGTAAGGGGCTTCCCGGAGGCCCTGGCCCGAGAAACCTTCGGCAGGAGCCGGCGGAGTAGCCGGTTCACCGGACGGGCTATGTAGCCCACTCGGTCGGTCGTGGAGTCGGTATCCTCCTCCTGCATGGAGATCATCTGGGCCAGGGAGTCCACGACGATGATGGAATACTTGTCGTCCGGCTGGGCCTGGAGCTCCTCTATGGCCTCTTCTACATAGACCGGTTGGATCACGTCAACCCGGTCCGGGGCCTCTATGATGGACGAAGCCCACTCCGAGTCCAGGGCGTGCTCGGAGTCTATAATGAGCGCCGGGCGGTCGTCGTGGCGAAGGAAGGCGTTTACCACTTTCAGGGCCGTGGTCGTCTTGGCGGACGACCGGGCGCCCCAGAATAGGGAAAACCGCCCGACCGGAATTCCTCCCTTCGTTAACTTATCGAGAGTGTAGATCCCCGTAGGGATCTTCTTTATGGGCTCTAGCTCATTAAGTTTTACAGCCATTTCATCTCTGCTCCTATTTTGGAGTAAAACTTTTGCCTTGACTTAAACCAGTTACGTAAGACGACGCTCGATCCGTCTAATAGGTCTATGACGACCGGATTTTTCTTTCCCGGGGCCGTCCGAACTACCCGTCCTACGGCCTGTGCCACGTCGGCCCGTGGCGAGGCCATTATGAGGGTATCTAGTTCGGGGAGATCGAAACCCCTCCCGGCCACGCCGTAGGTAGCGACGATAACCTGCCCGGTCGTGTCAACGGAGTTTCCTATGGCTACGGAGGCGCTTACGCCTCGCCCTTGCAGTTCCCGGGCCAAAGAGACGGCGTGCGCCCGGCGGTCCACCAGAATAAGGACACGCCGGCCCTTGCGAGCGGCCTTCTCGGCCAAGTCCACTATGAGCTTGTTTCGTTCTTTGTCCTTGGCAAGGGAATTGTAGAGGGCTCCCAGGTTCAGGTTTCCGTCTGGCCTATGGCGCACGGTCGGCTTGGCTTTTGTAGGAACGACGACCACCTTTGGGATCATTGGGAGGACTATCTCCGGCCCCTGGGGCCGGATGGTAGGTCCGACGTGCCAGTTAAAGAGGGGATGCATCCCGTCCTTACGCTCGGGCGTGGCCGATAGGCCGAGGCGCTTCTTATCCCAGAAAAGTTTGACCGCCCTATGGAAATGTTCCGTGGCGGCCTCGTGGCATTCATCCCAAATAGAGAGGCCGAAGGCCGTGTAGAGCGCCCGCTTGTCCAGGCGCTCGCCCATCGAGAGGGTTTTCAGCATGGCCACCACGATGGGGCGGTCGAGGATGCACCGGTCCTGGACGATTATCCCGGGTTCTACCCTAGTCCACTTGTGGATCGCCCTTACCCATTGAGTAAACAGCGTGCGGGAGGGGACGACGATGACGGTCCGCAGGCCGAGCTTGTGGGCCACGTAGAGGCCCATGACCGTCTTTCCCTTACCGGTGGGGGCCGCAAGAATGGCCCCCGGGTGTTTTCCAAACGTTTGGAACGCCCTCCGAAGGAGCGTCTCCTGGTCCTCCCGGAGCTCCCCTCGAAAGGGGATTTCCTCCTCCGGCCAGTCCCGCTCCTCCGGCAGGGCACCGGCCCAGGCCCTCGGGACGAGGAAGCCGTGCGGGGTCTTTTTGAAGGCCGAGTAATACTTGCTCTGGTATTTGTTCCAGAGCGTAAGGGCCTTCATCTGCCCCGGCGTTAGTTCGTCCACGAGGGCCTGTGACCGACACTTGAGGACCCTCATAGGTCCTCCATGAGCTCCTCGACGCCGGTCTCCTTACGGGCCAGCTCGGCCCGGATCTTTTCTTCTTCGACGTCGAGGATCTTCTTCACAAATCTCTTATGCTTCTCCACGTCCTTCGTCGTCTTTATAGGGGCCGAGACGCCGGCCTGGATGGACCGGCTCTCGTAGTTCCCCAGGTTTATCGTCCTCTTCTCCGAATAAGTGAAGACCGTCGGATAGACGATCTTCATGATTGGTTCCTTACTCATCATCCTCCTCCAGGGCCTCAATGTCGGCCATGAGGGCGTCGAGGCCCTCGATGTCCTCTCCTTCCTCAGCCAGCAGGGCGTCGGCCTCTTCCTCTACCACCTCTTCCTTTTTCTTCTTCGGACGACCCCGCTTCTTAGGTTTCTCCTCTACGGCCTCCTCTTCCTCCTTCTTTTTCTTGGGCCGACCCCGCTTTTTAGGCTTTTCCTCCTCTACTTGAGGCTCCTCCTCTTCCTTTTTCTTCTTCGGCGGGCGTCCCCGCTTCCTCGGCTTTGGAGCCTCCTCCTCGGGCTCCTCTTCCTCTTCATCCTCTTCCTCATCGAGAGGCTCCGGCTCGCCCTCTATAAGAGCCTCGTCCTCCCCGGGCTCCTCGTCGTCCTCTTCGAGGACCGCATCGAGGTCCTCTTCTTCGAGGATGGAGTCGCCCTCGACAGGGACGACGAAGCCCAAGGCCTCGAGCTCCTCGTCCGTAGGAGGAGCGAGGACTTTCTCATACTCAAAGGGGACGGCGAACTCCCCTTTGAGTCGGACACGCCCGAGGACTTCGACAACAATTCCCGTATTGGGATCTTTGTTCGTGTAGCGCTTGAGCCTGATTTTCAGGCCAACCAGGCTCTTATGCTTCTCTTTGAGTTCTATAAGTTGTTTGGCCAAGGTGCTCTTGGCAGGAAGGAGCACCTTTCTGGCCTTCAAGACCCGCCCGTCTTGCGTGGTAAACGGACGGAGATCAATTGCCGTGTAGAAGGTAACGCCGGCGGGACGACGACCCTTCACCTGACAAATCCGGCAGGGTCGCAATCCCTCGGAACAGGTGAGATTTACCCACCTGTTTCCGATTTGGACGGTGTGGACTTCACACCAGAACGGGTCGTCATCGACTAGGACGACAACCGCCTCCTCCCCCGGCTTCAACCAAAACCAGGGGACCGATTTCTCTTTCAAAAGTTTGCTTACCTTCTCCTGGCGCTCCAGCGCCGTGATCGCTTCCTGTCCTCGCTTATACCAACTCATACCTTCCTCCTTAAATTTGATTTTTTTAACACCCGGCGGATCAAATTTCTTTCAACGATTTCCGCCGGGTCTTTCGCACCATAATAATTAACCACTTCGTATATGTCAAGAAAACCCTTGAACTTTCTGTAACACAGCTCCTTGAAAAAATGCCCTTCCTTATCGTCGTCGAGAAAAAGGACGACCGCCTTATAAAGGGCACGGACGGTGCGGAGCTGGCCGTCCGACGGGTTTCCCAAAAAACCGAGTGTGTGGACGTAACGGGAAAGGAGGATCGTGTCCCGGTCGCCCTCTACGAGAAAGACGTATTTTTTCCGAGGCAGGTGGATGCCGTAAAGCTCTGTTTTCTTCCAGTCTGACGGGTCGAAGAGGAAAAATTTTTTATCGCTGAGATAACGGAATTTTATTGCCCGAAGATTTTTGTCTCTGTCGTAAAGAGGATAGACGAGGGCCTTATTCGTCGGATCGAACTTTATCTGCCACTTCTCGATGTCCTCTTTCGTAAGGCCCATTATCTCCGGGGCGTCCGGCAGGTCTCGAAGGAAGTCGTCGTGGATCGGTTGGATCTCCTTTTTGATCTTTTTTCTCCCTCTATTTTTGAGGAATTTTTTGATGTCCCGTTCGAGGGCGTAGTCATAGCGGCGGGTGTAGCGGGCGAGCTCCCGGGGAAGTCTGGATAGGGGGCCGTGAATGCGGCACCCGAAGCAGTTGAATCCGCCGTCTTCGGAGATACCGAAGCTGGGGTGCTTGTCGCCGTTGGTGTGCCTCCAAGGAGCGAACGGGCAGGAGAACATGACCCATCCCTGTCCTACCGGACGGGCGTTTGGGCTAAAGTGCTTCCGTGCCAATTCCAGCAGAGTCATCCTCTCCGAACTCCCCTTTCAGCCAATTCCACTTGAGCGGAACGGCCACGTCGGCTACGGATTTTCTGGACGCAACGATTTGCATTTTTCGTTGCTCCTCCGGGCCGTTCTGCTCCTTTGTGATGGCCACGAGAAACGAGACGATTTGCCCTATCGCATCGGATAGGGCCACGTGAGCGGTGTCCAGGTTCTTTGCCCGGGCCGCCTCCCTATTGAGTTGGTAGGAGCAAATGATCGGGAGCCGTGCCCGCATGGCGACCCGCTTGATCTCTTCGATGATGTAGCGGGCCTTTTCCCAATCGGTCCGGAGCCATCGTGGCCCCGGGATCAAGTAGGCCGCATCAATGAATATCAATTCCGGCGAGAAAGCTTCTATAAGGGGATAGAGGTCGGTCACGGCCTTGATGGCCGAGCTTTCTACGAAGAGAAAGTTTTTCTTTATCTTCTCCATCTCCTCTTCGATTTTCTTTTCGACGAACGATGAGATGCGTCCTTGGTAGAAGATGGTCGGGCTGGTTTTGAGGACTATCCCCCACAGGCGGGCGTAGATCTCTTCCTTGGCGAGCTCCATCGAGACGAACATGGTCCGATGATTTCGGACCACGTGGTTGAAGGACCAAACGAGATACTGCGATTTGCCCGACTTGGGCCTGCCTGTAAAGGCCCACACGTCGCCCCGGGAATAGCCTCCCGTTATCGTGTCTAATAGGGGCCATCCCGTCTCTATCCCCACGAGGCCCTTGAGCGAGGAAACACGAGCGTCGTCTATGACCTGCTTCACGTCGGAAAGAAGGTCGTCCTCGGAGATGACGACATGCTCGTGGGTCATCTTGTCGAGGGCCTCCGACATGAGGACCCGGAGCGCCCGGGATAGACCCTGATGCGGATTCTCGGCCCCCCGCAGGTCGTCCGCCACGTCGAGCAAGACCTGTTGCAGGTGCCTCTCGTAGAGGGTGTCGAGGTAATACTCAATCGGATGGTCCTCGAAATCCGCCGGCGGGTCCTTCGGCGGGGGCGGGAGAACGCCGTATTTCTTCAAATATTTCTTTATGGCCCGTAGGAATCTAAGCTCTTCCTCTACGAGCCACTTCTTTTTTACCTTTTGTAGAGCGTCCGCCCGCTTTTCTTTGAGTATCTTGTAAAGTAAATGCTCCCCTATGAGCATTTTAGCCTCCGTGCCATCTCCATCGCCTCCGTCACTTCTTCTTCATTGTAGGAGAGGCCCGCCCGGTCGAGGGCCTCTCGCAGGTCTTTTTCGCTAACGGACGATAAGGCCAGGGATAGGAGAAGCGGGTCGAAGCGCTTTTGAGGTCTGGGTTTCTCTTTCAAGTCGGCACGCTTCGTTACCCCGGGTGTCTTTGGTGTTGTGGGCAGACGGGAGAGTAAGAGGAGAGCCACTTTTGGGGAGAGCCAGGGGGCCTCGATGTCCTCCAGGCCCTCGTCGTAGAGGGCCTTTACACACCGCAGGGCCTCCTCCGGGTCTAGGCCCCGCTTCCGCGCGGCCTCTACGAACGACCGCACGTCCTCCGGCTCTATTCGCTTCAAGAGCGCCTTCGGCAGTCCCGCTACCCTCCAAAAGCCGATCCGCGTCATGACCCTATATCGTAGCAGGAGATCGCCGACCTGCAAAGAGTTCTGGGCCTCGTCAAATTTACGTCACACCCGAGAACGAAAAACCGCAGAAAGTTCTTGACTTTTTTGAACCGACGAGTTAAGGTGTCAAAAAATAAAGGTAAAGGAGGAGGAAACCATGAAACAGAGGGAGCTTTTTAAGGATGTAGAGGAGAAGAAGGAAGGGTCCCGGCAGAAGGGATCCGAGCTCGTCCGCCTCGTTGACCGCTACGGCGAGCTCACGGAGATGGAGAAGAAGATCCGTGAGCTCAAGGAGAAGATAAAACAAAGAATTCTCAAGAAGGTGGAGCCCCCCATTACCCTCAAAGGGCTCCGTTACTCGCTGGACGTGCAAAAGGTCCAGCGTGTCGTTATCTCGCCGGAGAAGGCCCTGGAGATCCTGGGGAAGGACATCTTCCTCAGGATCGTGAGCGTCAAGGCGGAGGCCGCCAAGAAGGTGGCCACGCCGGAAGAGTATGAACGGATGATCGAGCGGACCGTGGAGACGGTCCGGCTCGTGGCCAAGCCGAACGAATAGGGGGTCCTATGTTGTGTCCCGCCTGCAACGGCTATGGATCGTGGGAGTTTTGGGGCCGTCGGGAGACCTGCCCGGTCTGCGGCGGCTCCGGGGAAATAGAGGAAGAGGAGGAAGGAGATGTTGAAAGTGAGGATTCCGGCTTTGTCTGTGAAAGAGGTTGACGGTCGGCGGTTCTACTACGCCGACTTTGGATCCGAGACCCACGGGCGGACGACGTTCCGGCTGTGGGTTCACCACTCCCTCGTCGCCAAAGACGAGGAAGGAAACGCCTACCTTGAACCCGGCACGGAAGGCCGGGTCTTCCAGGGTAAGCACCCAAAGACCAAGATCCTCCGGCCCTCACCGGAGAGGTGGATAGTCGTTGTGTATTGTCCTTGCGGATACCGAGGGTCCGCCACGATAACGCCTACGACTCCCGGCGTCGAGGCGGTCAAGTTCTGGGAATATCGATCTCCTCGAGGGAACCTCGGGATCTCCGAGGGGGCGATTCTGGTGGTGCCGGCCAACCACGACGCCGTTACGGTCCATTGGGAGCGGACCGGGCGGCTCTACGGGGCGGAGCCGGAGGGCACGGCCATCGTGCATAAGGACGGGCGGATAGAGGGTGTCGAGGCGACGGACCTGTGTGAGATAGAGGATCTCGGCGCCCCGACAGACTAATTTCCAAACGTTTGGAAAGGAGGGCATCATGCTCGTATTTAAGAAAAGAGATGGACTTTACGTCATAGAGGAGACCGGGGAGGTCTCTGTCGGCGGTGCGTGGAGTGCGTTGATAAACGAAGGGAAGACGGAGGAATACACGTTGGAAGTATGGGTGCAGTTTCGGCGTCCGCACGACAAGGAAGAAATAACGATTGCCGAATGCACTCC